CCCAGCCATACGGGCCCCCAAACCAGTCACTGCTATGTACGGTGACCACATCCGCTAGGATGGCCGTACACAAGATCGCACTCCGCGGCCACGTAGGCGGTGGCTCGGCGCCCGCTAGCTGACACATCTCCGCACAGTCGGCCTGGCCCTCGTGGTCGCCAGGTTTCGCGCCTGCGTGAATGGCGATCCGCTGGCCTATCATGGCTTTCGGCGGGGACCAGACCCGGTTCTCTATGTCCTTGCCAGCGTGGGCGATGGCCCAGGCCCAGCAAGCGTGCAACGTCAGTGCCTTCATACGCTACAGCTTGACAGGTGCCGCCACGTCCGCAAGGCGAAAGTGCAACAAAGATTCAGCCGCGCCATGGTCGATTTACTGTTGCACTATTTCAGAGACGCGCTACAGTCTAGATATGAACAACGCGACGCAAACAACCGAGACGCAGAACGCCACCTACACGCACGATGGCCGCATCGTTTACCCCGCGGGAACGGCCCTGCCAGTCTGGGCGCATGGCTGGACACAGTGTAACAACCGTGGCGGCGCTTACTCTGTGTGGCTGGACGCGGCGGACATTGCCGCCAGCAAGGCGGACTATGCGGCCATTGCCGCGGAAGCTGCAAAGCTCCGCACGCGAGTGGCTTGCGAGGCGGCATTGCGGGACCTGGGCGTTGAGCCATGCGGCACTTGCGCGATGATGCGCATTGCGTACCAAAATACGAAATACGCGGATCTCTGGCCACTCCGCCAAGTCGGCTGATTTAGCGTTGCGCGGATTCAATCTAGTGCTAGATTGAAGTCGTAGGCAGTCAGCAAGGGAGACACGAAAATGAGCAACGGTATGACGGCGGCGGATGTGCAGGGTTTGGCGAACGGCATTGAGGCGCGTTTGATGGCGCACCTGTCGGGCGCGCAGCCTGCGGACACACAGACACAGCGCGTGCTACTCGCGCAACTTTCGTGGTGCCAGGCGCGCCTGTGCGAGGCCCAGGCCGATCAAGAGCGATCGGACGAAATCTCCTACCTTTGTTGCGTGCATGGTTGATTTGCCGTTGCACTAAATCAGAACGGTGCTATTCTCTAGATATGAACACGACGCAATCAATCGCCGCCTACGAAATCTGCACACGCACACGGAACGTCGCACAGGCGCGCAAGTTCCACGCACAGGGCATCTTGACCGCCGTCCAGGTAGCCGCGGTGGAACGCTTGGTAGCCCAAGAGAACGCGTGGAAGCCGCGCGATACGAATAAAAGCGGCATGCGCTGAAATAACGTTGCACCGAATCAAAGTAGTGCTAGATTGAAGTTGTAGGCAGTTAGCAGGGAGTTGACACGGATGACCACCACGATTCACCAGATTCTTTTCACGCGCAAACACAATGAAAACGCGACCACCGCTATGGACGCGTACGCGCCATGGTCGGGTCAGGTAGACCTGAACGAAACCGGCACATTCTGCGCGTCGTTCGATTGGGACATGCTGGTCACGGCGAAACTGTATGAGGTGCGTGACGTGGAATTGCCCTCGTGGCTCCCTGCGGCGGAGTGGTGCAACGCTACGATTGACTGGAAATACACTTGGGGTGCGGGCGTAGACCGGGCATGGTCGGAAGCCTGGCAACGCGGTCTGAAAAGCCTGTCATTCGCCGATCGCTACGCGGCATGCAAGTTGCTCAATACCAAGAAGTTCCGATCCGAGTTTCGCAAATCGCTCCGTGACCAGATTGTCGCCTGGCTTGAAACCCCCGCCGCTGACCGCCGCTACGGCAACCCCCTGAGCCCTCGCCAGTGGGCCGCCATCTCGGGGCCCGCGTACGAAACCAAGCGCGCCCAGGAACAGATTTACCGCGATCGTTGATTTTCTGTTGCGCTAAATCAAGACACTGCTAGTATCTAGACATGGGCACGAATCAAGGAGTTGGAACGATGAATAGCGAAGCAGTGGCGACGGTTAGCAGCGTGCATGTGTTCGAGGCGGCAGGCTTGGGCAAGGCGCCGTTCAAGCTGGGCGCGATTGTCGACACAGCCGCTGGCAAAGACGCACAGGGCCTTGTGTTGGTGGGCTACACACCGGAAGGCTTTGCCATCCACACGACGCCAGGCGGCACGTGCGCCTACTGCGGCCATGCCATCATCGTCTTGTGCAAGATCGTCAGCGCCGATGGTCAGCGGTTCCACGTGGGCACCGATTGTGTGAACAAAACTGGCGATGCTGGCATGGAAAAGCGTGTGGCGACTTTCGCCAGTGCGCGCGCATCAAAGCAACGCAAGGCGCTTGCGGCCGCAAAAAAAGCTGACCTGGCGACGCTGTTAGCCGACGAAACCGTGTGCGCGACACTCGCCGCGATGCCCCATCCGCTCGCCTGGCGCGCCGCACAAGGCGACACGCTGCTAGGCTGGGCTCAGTGGATGGCCGCCCATAGCGGCGCCGCTGGCAAGGCTAAGACGCTGAAAGCAGTCAAGGCTGCGCTGGCGGTGGCGCCATGAAGTTCGAAGTTTCGCGCCGCCTCGATTCGCGCGGCTTCACACTGCGCACGCGCGTGCTGACTCTCGCCGCTCACTGGTGGCCGCGCTGGCGGCGCTTCCCCGGCGCATGCGTGACGCTGAACTTTGGGCAAGGCGCGGGCTACATCGGGGGCGCTACAGCGTTTCTTGCGGTCAACGCCAAAGGCGGGGGCCTGCGCTGGCTGCACACACCCGCGCCGTTCCGGGCCGGTCTCACGCGCAACGGCAACGGCGTTCCCTACCATTTTCGCGGGGGCTGAAAATCGACGCGCGCCGATTGAAAAGACGTTGCACGAAATCAAAAGGCTGTTAGAGTAAAGACATGGACGAAACACAAACCAAGCCCTCCGCTGTAACAACCCTCGCCGCCGTCAAGGCGTTGCGCGCAACCAAGCCCAGCAGTGGCTTCGCCTGCATGGAATGCGGCCACAAGTTCCGCACCATCGCGGCCGCCCAAAAAGCGGCGTTTGGTGACAACGGGTGCCCCAAGTGTGGCGGCGCTGACATTGACCTGGGTTGAAAGATCGGGGCAACGTCTGAAAAGGCGTTGCACTAAATCAAGGGCCTGCTAGTCTGATGAGTGTGGATACGGTAACGAAACGCAACGCGAGCCAGGGAGTTGACACGATGATTACGACGCAAACCAACAACGGCACCACGGTCACCATGTTCGCCTGTACGGCGGAACAAGAGGCCTTTGCCGCCTCTCTGAGCTACTGGACGGTCCTTATCCCTTGGTCGGATCAGCCGACCAAGTGGCACCCCACAGACCGCAAGGGCCCCTTCGCGGTGCTGACCAGCGGCTGTTACAAGACGCTCGCACAGGCGCAAGCCTGGGCTGACGCCAACCTAAAGGGCCAGCCCTGCACGTTCCGCTGGTACGCGTTCGAAATGCCCCCAGAGGCGATCGGCCCCGATGGCGCGTGCCTGCCGCCTGCGGTGTGAGCTGCCGCCAAACAATCTTCAGTGCAACGCATGAAAACGTGTTGCACTAAATCAGAGACCACGCTAGAGTAAAGACATGGACAACAGCAACTACACGATGCCAGACGCGAGCGAAGCCGTAACCGTCAAGATCGCGGATTTCCGCCGCGCCATAGAGCACCTAGAGCGCAAGTTGCACGTGGACTACCACGCGTGTGTGGGCGCCGCGGAACGCGCCGCCTGGGCGGCACAGGCGCGCCGTGTAGGCTCTGAGCTGATCCGCCTAGTGTGCAAGCGCGCCACGGCTGACGATATGGATCGGCGCGAACGCGCTCTGGACCGTTCTACCGCTCTGATCGCGAAAGTTTTGCAAGCCGGTTGATTTAGGGTTGCACTCAATCAAGAGCCTTGCTAGAGTCTACTCATGGACAGCAGTCAAACGGTTACCCGGTTCGTGGGCATCTGCCAAATCTGCGAAGGCCAGTTCAAGCTGGACGCGCAGGCCCTGATGGTGCACCACGGCTACAAGCGCCCAGGCGGCGGCTACATCGTGGGCGATTGCGCCGCGGTAGGTCACCCAGCCTACGAACAGAGCTGTGAGCGCCTGAAGTTGTACATCGTGGGCATGCGCGCGGCGCTGGCGACCGCCCAGGCGCGGAAGTGTGCGCTTGAAAGCGGCGAAGTGTCGGAACTGACTGTTGAGAGCCGCTACCGTCGCGGTTATGCGGCAGAGACCCGCACCCACAAAGTGGGCGATGTGGAATGGCTGCGCGTCCTAGAGTCAGCGATCGGCAAACAGACTCAGCTGGTCCGCTGGCTGACCGACGATATCAAGCGTTGCGAGGCCCGCGTAGCCGCCTGGAAAGCCCAGCCGCTGCGCACGGTGGAGGAACTACGGGCCACGGAACGTGCGAGCGCTCAGGAGGCGCAGGCGGCCAAACTTGCCAAGCGCCAGGCAAAGCTAGACGCCAAAATCAAGGGCTACCAGACGCGGATCGATGCGGCGTGCCGCCGAAAAACAACCAGCACGCTAGCCGACATTTTCGAGTCAGCGCCTGCCAAGCTCCGCGAAATCGTGGGCTGGAATGAGCTGACCGCCGCCCAGGCGCTTGCGCTCTTGGAACGTGACCACGTGTGGCGCGCGTTCGAGTTAGAGCCAGGCGCGCCCTCGAATCAGGTCACTCTGTCAAAGATGAGTTGGCCCGCGCTGCACGGCCTGCCGCGTTTTCCCTGGCCCGCGGGCCTGTGACGATTGTTGGGGTGCAACGCTGATTTAGTGTTGCACTCATTCAGGCACCTGCTAGAGTCTAGACATGGAAACAAAGCAAATCATCGTGTCTAGCCGCCTGACCCTGGACGGCGTTCGCGTGTTCATCCACTCGGATGGTGCGATCGCCGATCGCTGTAACTTCCTTCGCAATCGCGTCAAGCGTGATCTGTGGCGCTTTGTGGGCGAAATCTGCACTCTGAACTATTCGGAGTTAGAGACCGCGATCAAGGCCTGGAACCGTCCAGCGAAGGCCGGTGTGCGCTGATTTAGTGTTGCGCTATTTCAGAGGCCTGCTAGAGTCTAGACATGGAACCGACGTACACAAAAAGCAACGCGGAAACGGGTGTAGAGGCGCGCGTGTTTGCCTACGGCGAACGCTACACGGTGACCCTGTGCGATCTTGACTCTGGCCAGACGTTGCCCCACATGCGGCGCGTGGCCACGCTGGCGGAAGCCGTGGCGCTTGCGGACAAGTGGGCCGCCTGAACCGCGCCAGGGCGCGTGAGTGTTGCGAACAATCAAGAGAGTGGTTAGTGTGTGGCGATGAAGAAAAAGAAGAAAGTGGCGACACGGGGCGGGGCTCGCGAGGGCGCTGGACGGCCCGCGGTGGCCGATGAACTCAGGCGCGGTCATCGCATCATGCTGAATCTGCGAGACGAGCAACACGCGGAGCTAGTAGGCCTGGCCCAGCGTGCGAAGGTAAGTCTAAGTCGGTTCATCGTGCGTAAGCTGTTTCCGCTGGCTGCCGACGATTGAGCGGCTGGCAAGGGGGCACGCATGGGTGAGCTGGATGACGGGATTGCGGAGCGCGTAGAGCTGTTTGAGCGGCTCAAGATGGCCTATTTGGAGTATCGGGCGGAGTGTTCGCTAGCCTGGAATCGTCACAGCACGTTCATGATTCTTGTGATCGTGCCTACAGCGCTGGGGTGCGTGCTGGGCATGGGATCGGCTGGGGTGCGTGCGTTGTTGCTTCAAAGCGCGCTGACGGCGCTAGCAGGCGCGTTCATCACGGCCCGCTCGCATGGCAGGGTAGCCGCGGCCCGGTACGTCCTAGAGGCGCTTGAGGGCAAGCTAGGGCTGGTCGCGATGCATGCCGCAGACGGCGCGCGCGAACCGTTCCCCGGCATGCGGGTCACGGTCGCGCTGTTTGCGCTTCTGGCCGTGCTGGACGTCGGGCTAGCGGTGTGTGGGAGGTAGCGGTCTACGAAATCCCAGCTTGTGCGCGACCGCATCGGACATGCCTTGCAGGGCTTCGCGGTAGGGGTCGCAGACTTTGATGCTGGCCACGATCGCAGGCGCTGTGTAGGCGAGGGGCATGCGGGTGTGCGCGGCCAGGGCCTGACCGTTCATCGAATCGGCTGCGGCGCGTAGGCGCTTGGCGAGCTGGGATTCAAGGGCCAGCATCAGCGTGACGTGGTCGCAGGGCAGGGGAAAGTGTTGCTCGTGCAGTGGGTCAGCGCTTTCAAACAGGGCGGCGAATGTGATGGGATGGCCGCCCAAATCGTACAGCCCGACGCGGCCGAAAGCGGGCCACACGGCCATAGTGTAGTGGCCTACCTGTGCGAGCCAGACGCGCCTACCATCGCAGTCTGTACGGCGTTGCCATTTCGCTTGCGGCTGTGTGGGCTGTGTGTGCATGACGTGTCCCCCTGAGTGGTTAGAGCTAGCGCGACGATAGCGCGCTGGGTGCGTGCGTAAATGGCCGATCGGGGCCGTTCAGGGGTAGCCAGTGACCGTCAGTGCCTTGCGGACCCTGGGCGTAAGCGAGCGTAGCCAGAGCGCGACCGCCAGGCAGTCCACGTGTTCACAGGCGAACGCAAGGCTGACGCAGGCGTCAACGTCGCGATCGGCTACGTGGCCATTGTCGAGCACGTTGGCGACGCAACAGCCGGACGCGGCGCGCGCGTAAATGTTCGCGATGAGTGTGCTGGGCGCGTCCATCACTTCCCCAGCCGTCCCTCTACGATGGTTTCCCAGCGCTCGTGTAGGCGGTCACGCCAGCCCCGGACGCGTCCAAGCAAACGGGACCAGCGGATGGTGCCGCGTTCGTGGTCGATGTCTAGGCGGTAGTCCCCTGCCGGCGTGTCACGAAACGTGATTGTGCATACCATGGCGCCCAGTTCCTGCATGTGGTCCAGGGTCGCTTTGAGTAGCTGTTCCCGCTGCGCATGGGTGAGTGGTAAATCGTCCATCACTTGACCAGGTGATTTTCTTCAAAGTTATCCCACCATAGGCGCAGACGCTCACCCCAGGTCAGGCGGCACAGGTGAGCGGTGCGGGTGTTCACATCTACGCGCAGGATGACCGTGCCACAGCGGAGGCCTGAAAAGGTCATGGTGTGCACACCGCCTGTGTCAGGAGGCGTAGGTGTTTCAAAGATGCGTAGGAGCTGTTGCACCTGATCGGGAGTGAGCGGCAGCTGTTGCATACGTGTAGGTCTTTCTGTGTGTTGCGCTAAGGTCCATTGACGGGCGCGCTAAGTTAGACATACATCAGCACACCGAAGTGATGAACACGGAAAGACACGCAGACCCAATGAACGACAAGAGATGCAGTCTCTGTTAAGAGGGGTAGACGTGAGAAAGCGTACAGCGACACCCGTAGAGGGTTTGAGTGGTGTGCAATACACACGCATCAGTGTGGAGCAGGCTGGGATGTTAGAACAGCTGCGGACGCTCAAGAGCGCCGAGAATCCAGGGATGTGTATTTCGAGGGCTGATGTGGTCCGCGGGCTGATCGAGGATGCGGCGCGCAGGCTGCGCGGTGTGCCTTCGGCGCCGCCCCAGCGTGGCCGTGTAGGCTGAGTGTACGTAGATTGTGGGCTGCGCTACTCGTGAGTGGGCCGCACAGGTCTAAATCTCGCACCCTAGACCAAGCCTGTGCGGTGGCGAGATAGCGCGGCCCAGAGTCTACGTGTGGTGATGTGCGCACGATTGCACGTGAAACGCGTGTGTAGGTCAGCTGCTAGCGGTGTTAGGGTCAGCGGCCAGGCTGAGCTTTTTGGCGTCAGCATCCATCTCGCCTGCAATGTGTCGAAGCACGGCGGCCGCCGTGGTGAGTAGCTCGGGGGCCTGTGACGGTAAGACCAGCCACTGCTGGCTATACGCGTTACCGTGTTCGCCCTCAAAGACGATCAGCACGGTGCCCTTGGCATGTGTCTTCTCGCGGATGAAGGCGCATAGCTCGTCACACTCATCGGTACCTTGGGTCATGTGAGCCGTTGTAACCGCTAGCGGTGTGACGGGCAACGGTGGACGCGTAAGAGCGCTGACAGTCTGTGCGGAGGCGATGATGAGCAAGGCTAAGAGCACGGGGAAGGCGAAAGCCAAGCTCAAGGGCAAGGTCAACGCGAGCGTGTACACGCAGGCTAAGAAGTCCAGGGAGAGCTGTGTGGGTCGCGTGTGCTCGAAGCCGGGGTGAGCGTTCGAGGCTGGGCGTAGGGAGGGCACTGGACGCTCTTGACCCCGCGTACGTCTGCGAAAAACACGCCAACCCATCGAAGACGCGCGCGCGGTGTCATACACCGACCGTGGCCGAGACGTACGCGAGCGCGTGCAGCGGCGGCCTCCTCCTCCGCCTCACCCTCTGCCTCTGCGGTACCATTCGGCGCACACATCGCACTCAGCGCACATCAGCGTAGCGTGCGCGCGCGATCCCCGGTGTCCGCTCACGGTCCCATTCGGCGCATCTGCACACATCGTCAGGGCGCAGCGCACGTCGGCTCTGGGCGCACTGCGTACGATTCGGCGCTGTCTGTGGGCGCTGTGTGTGTGGCGTGCTGTGTACGGCCTGTGCGCTCAGCGTACGATTCGGCGCATTCTCCTGCGTTCCCCTCTGGTGGGCTGTGTGGGTTGGGCTGTGTGGGTTGGGCGCTGTGTGCGATTACGCGAACACTCCGCACTGGCTCGCGATCTTGCGCGCCTGCGCAAAGCATTCGTGGGCGCCCACGACGTTCTGTAGCTCCGCTTGTAGGTCACGGCAGGCGTTACCGATGCCTGCTACGCCGCTGGCGTTCCACTCGCTCGCAAGCGCCTGGGCGAACCAGGCGCCGCTCTCATAGTGCAAGCACCACACACGGGCCCGCAGCTTGATCGCGCTGGCGATGATGGCGGCCTGTGACTCGGTTACGGCGTGCTTGCTGTTCATACTCATATCCTAGCACGTCACTGAATACGTGCAACAGCTTTTCAGCTGTGCCCCCGTATTCAGTTCAGCGGCTGGCGATCGTCCAGACGTAGTGACCAGCGCGGTTAGCGGCTTCCTGGCCCTTGACCAGCCGGCCCTGCATCGTCTGGCCCGTCAGGCGGCGCGATGCCAGGCGAGCGGCTGTCACCAGCTCCGCTTGACGGTCGGTCGCGCTGATGTCCATCGCCAGGGCGAACTTGCCGTTGACATACGCATTGTAGAGCGAGCCCGTGACGGTGGGTGACTGGTAGCAGAGCGTGATTTGCTTTGTGTTCATATCTAGAGATTAGCACGCGTATGATTACGCGCAACAGTAAATCAGCACTGTGCACAAACTAAAAGAGCGAGCCTCGCGGCCCGCTCTGTGTGCGCTCAGTGCGCAGCCCTTAGAGGGCGCCCAAGGCGCGCAAGGTAAGATTGCGCTCCTGCCATTTGTGGAGCATGCGATCGATTTCGCGCGCAGGCAGTGTGTGCGCATAGGCCTCGATTACAGCAAGGCTGGCCGCCTCGTATTCCTCGCGCATGGTGCGCTCTTGGGCTGTGCCGCAGGCTTGCGCCAAGCGGTCATGCGCGGTCACGAGGTTTTGGGTGGCGACTTTGATTTGCGTGCTGTCCATATCTAGAGATTAGCATCACTCTGAATATGTGCAACACGAAATCAGCATGGTAGGCGCGATCGGGGTGCGATTTACGGCGGCGCCTCAAGTCGGCTGAGTACGTCTCGGCTGCGTTAGAGAGGTGAGAGCATGGCTACAGTAGCTGAACACCTCGCAAGGCTGACTGCACAGCGCGCCTCTATGCGTGGCGGCTTTCTGACCCCCAAGGAGGGGGCGGCCGCGGACCTGAGACGCGCGCGGCAGGCCGCTGGGCGCGACAAGATCGCAGAGCGTGCGAAGGCCAAAGCTGACGCCAAACAGCGCCGCCTTGCACGGGGCGCCTATGGCAACGCTCGCCAAATGAGCCTGTTTGGGCGCCTCTTGGGCGGCACGGCCAGCGGTAAATCGGGCTGACTACGCTTGTCATTGGATGGCCTACGCACGTCATACAAGCGTAGTGCACACATCTGTACTCATGACGTAGGAGGGCTAGCGTATGGCTCGCAGATTCGTAAGCAGCACGCCAGCCGCCAAATCGCTGGGTGTAGGCAAAGACGGCAAGCCGCTCACCAAAGCCGCCATCAAAGCAGGCATAGCCAAAACACGCGTAGCCACGGCCGCACGCAATGCCGCATCGGCCGCCGCAGGCACAGCCGCCTACAACAAGATCTTCGGTAAACAAGCCTTGGCCGCTGGCAAGGCGAAAGTCGCATCACGTCGCATACGTGACTCGCAATCCCTCAAGAAGGCCAACAAGACCGCTGTAGGTAAGCGCCGTGTGACGTTCCTAGGCGACAAGCGGGGCGGCGCCGCACGTGCGAAGGCTGCGGCAGGGGTCCTAGCCGCAAGCCGCGGTGGAGGCGCTGGGCTCGTTCTCAAGCTCTCTGGCAGCAAAGGCGGATAGGGTACACCCATGCCTACCAGCCCCGATATCGACCCCTACAGCCCCTGCCCTGATCCCATCATCGAAAGCACGGGCTATCCTACAGAGGATTTCCTGCAGTGGCTCAGTGTGGCAGACGACCACAAAGCCATCATGCGTGCGGTACTCGCCTACTTCAGCGAAGTCGCCTACGGGTCCATCACACGCGTTTACGCTGACAGGGTAAGCCTTGCTACGGGCGGATGGTCCGGGTGCGAGGATGTGATCGCCTCCCTACACGACAATGTACGCTTTTGGCACGATTGCTGGGAGGAACAGCACCGTGGCGGAAAGTGGGTCTTTGAAGTCGAGGGCCTACAGCTCCCCGGCAACGATTGAGCATGTGTATGGGTAGCCCTCGTGCTGACGCACCCACACAGCCCCGTAAACGTCGCACCTCCACCCAAGTGGTACGCGCTGAACTAGCCCGGGTTACAGGCCTCCTGCTGCTGAGCCGCAAGCGCATGGAGCGCGTGTCGGCACTTTCGCACGATCGCGTGATGGTGGGGCTTTCTGGGGGCAAAGACAGCCTTGTCACACTGGACCTGTGCTGTAAGTACATCTCTCATGTAGAAGCCTACTACATGTACTTGGTCCCCGGCCTAGAGGCGTTCGAGTGTCACGTGGATGCCGCCGCTAAGCGTCACGGTATCAAGGTGCACAAAGTACCGCATTTCGACCTAGCAAGGCTCGTCAGGCACGCTGTGTTGCGACCGCCTACCAAGGGGTGCAACACGCTACGGATCATGCAATTGCGCGACATTGAGTTTGCGTTGCGCGATCGCACCGGCATCACCTGGATGGCCATGGGTGAGCGTGCAACGGACAGCTTCAATAGGCGTTTTTACACACGTCGCAATGACGGCATTGACGAACGTGTGCACCGCACTTACCCGATATGGGATTGGTGCGACAGAGACGTATACGGCTACCTACGCGCGCGAGGCATCAAGCCCCCTGACAATCGGGGCTACCAGAAAGCCCGTGTACGCGTCAGTGGCTTTTCGCTCTCTGGACAGTGTCTATCCTGGCTCAAGGTAGAGCATCCCAGAGATTACAAGCGTGTGCTCCGCGTATTCCCTTACGCTGACAGCGAAATCCGCAAGTATGAACTCCGACAAGAAAGCGCACGCGACCAAGATCAAGGCGCTGCAAGACTATGTGCGGGAGTCTATCCCGACACAGAGCCCGACACAGAGCACGCTTCCCACAGCGAACCAGGTCAGCAAATACCAGACGTTCATCACTGAGCGCGTACACCGTAGCCAGATTGCGCTTGCGGACTACAACCCGCGCACCATGGACGATGAAGCCCGGGGCAAGCTACACGCGAACCTAAAGACGGTCGGGCTGGTCGCTGCGCTTACGTGGAATCGTCGCACAGGGAACCTTGTTGCAGGTCACCAGCGCATCGCAGAGCTGGACGCGCTCGAAGGTAGCCAGGACTACTACCTGGATCTCAATGTCGTAGACCTGGACGAAAAAACCGAACGCGAACAAAATATATTTTTGAACAATCGCGCCGCCCAGGGCGATTACGACGTGCTCAAAGTCGCCGAACTTTTTTCTGACAAAGTGCTAGAGCTGAACCCCGCGGCCGCAGGCTTTGGCGCGCTGGACCTACAGCTGATGTTCGATGAAGCCGGGGTGGGCATGTTCAGCGATACGGAGGGCCTAGCCGCCATCGATGAACTCAAGGCCATGGGCGCCGAAAAGAGCACCAAGCGCCACGCGGATCGCGCACCGGGCGAAATGCCCAGCCGCGCAGTGGTAGGCGAGCTGGGCCTAGACGAGCGCGAAGCCACGGAAGAAACCGAGACGATGAGTGTTATCGTGTTTCTCAATCCCAGGGAACGCGCTGTGTTTCTCGCCGCCATGGGCTGCGATGAACATCAGCGCTATGTCGACGGGTCCGCGGTGTTTGCGAAGCTGGGCATTGACCCCTCGGAAGCCTGGGCCAGCGAGCTGGGCTAGAACTGGACGCTTTGCAGGCGCACGCGGCGCTGAGCTTTGGAGCCGTTGCGGCGCGTGTATGCGATAAGCGCGCTGGTCGCGCACGCGCGGACCACACGCCCCGTCCACGATCCGAACATTCCGCGCTGGAATGTCACCAGCTGACCGATGGCCGGCTGCGATCGGCAGCCGTTGGCGACGCAGTAGCCATCCCAGTGCGCGAGCACGCGCGCCGCACTCGACACGTCGAGCGCTATCGATGCCTCGCCCTGGCGGCCGCCGCTGAATACCACGTACCCCGCCTCAATCCGCGCGGATAGCCGCAGGCCGTTCTGTGCCAACTTCAGTTCAGTGACCAGTTTCGCAATCCGTGTCTCTGTGTTGTTTGCGTCCATGTCTCTATGCTAGCAGGCCTCTGAAAGAACGCAACACATAATCAACGGTCTGGGCTGGCGGAGTTTACCAGGGCGCGACACTTAGGATGTCTGCTAGGTGCACAAAATCCGCTTGACACGCGCGCGCTTCCGCCTCGGTCGCGTGTTGCCTCTGACTGTCGTGCGCGATTTCGTGCGTCCCGTGCCAAAAAATGGTCGTCTCAAAAATCAGCGGCGGCTCCGCTACGTAGTCCGCGCTATCAGACCGATACGGATCGAAGCCCGTCCAGATCGTGGCCACGCGAAACTCGTTAACGGTCTGGTCCGCAAGGAACCGATAGGCGCGATCTTCGAACAGCTCAGCCCAGCGCTGTAGCGTGATGGGCCGGCCCTCGCGGTCAAAGTAGTGATCCATGGTCAAGCCTTTGTCGGGGGCTGGGGCAGAGCCTCGTCAGCTTCTGCGTGGGCCGCGGCGAACGCAACAGCGTCGGCTTCCGCGTAGACTTTGACGAACACAAGCGCGTCCCCAAGGTTCATGTCCGCGCACATCGCAACGCCCCGGATCGCTCTGGCGAGTACGCCAAGCGCGTCCCATGGGCCGGGCTGGATAACCGCAGCGTCAAATGCCAAGTTCGCAGAGCGTTTCCACTGAGCTTGTCGCGCTTCGGTGACTAGCGTTTCGTTTGGTAGCGGCGGCTCAGCGAGTACAAGCATTGTAGCCAGATCCGCCTCGGTCACTTCTACGGGTCGGCTTTGTTGTGCCCGGCTGGCGCCGTAAGCATGGTTGCGCGGCCCTCGATTGCGTCGGCTCATGGTCAGGCCTTCTTTCTGGCGCGCCGCGCCTCGCGTTCAATCGCGTTGACCAGCCCCGCATGTGCGGCCGCTGACACGCTGAAAAGCGTGTGCACATCGGGCGGCTGTTCGTTGGGTTGCAAGTATTCACGCCGCAACGATCCGTCAGCGCCGCGGACAATGACCGTGCACAGCGCGTTACTCCACCCCGGCCCTGACGCGTACTCACAGAACGCCGTCACGATGCTTTCATCCGCCGCAATCTTCATCCCCACGGGCATGCCACGGCTTTATGGCGATTGTCAAAATGAACGATGCGCTCAGGGAACAGATCCTGGGCGCCATCCGCGCAGGCGTACACCCGACAGAAGCGTGCACAGCCGCAGGCCTTGACCGCTGCTACATGTATGAGGCGCGCCGCCTCGCACGCAATGGCAGCGCCACGTCGCTGGCGTTCCTTGAGGCCGTGGCCCAGGCCTCCGCGCTCGCCGAAGTGGACGACGTTCTCACCACGAAACGCGCCGCGAAAGTCGAAACGGTCGCGCTCGTGTGCCCCGAATGCAAGGCGCCGTTTCACGGCGATCCGGTCCAGCTCGCCAACGTGCTGGGCGCCGCCGAAACCGCGCAGCGCGTGAAAGCCAGCGCCGCTGGCATCGCGATGACGCGGCTAGAGCGTCGGTTTAGTCAGCGCTGGTCACAGCGCGTAGTCCACACGGTCCAGGAAGAACACGAAAGACTGCTCAATGTCGCAGAGCGGATTCTTGCGCCAGAAGTTTTCGAGCTACTCCTTGAAGAATACATCTCTTCAAGCGGCGGCGAAGACGCGCCTGAAGACGATCAGGGCCCAGCGCCCCGGGCAGGCGTTCACTGAACCGCTCATGTCGTTCATCCCGCTGGTAACACCGCGGTGGACGGCTCCGACCCATCTAGCTCCCTACGTAGACATTCTAGAACAGGCGCCGGGAGGCGGGTTACGCGTAGTCTTAGCAGCCCCGCCCCAACATGGCAAGACAGAGGCCACAATTCATGCGTTTGCGTGGTGGATTCGTAAGTTTCCCCACCTACGCTACGCCTACGCTACGTATAGCCAGGATCGGTCATACCGTGTAGGGCGCCGCGCCAAAGTGTTAGCGGAACGCGCAGGCGTCGAGCTGGACACGGCCAACATGGGCCTCTGGCTCACCCCACGTGACGGGCAAGTGCTCTGGACGTCAGTAGGCGGCGGTCTAACAGGTGAGCCTGTTGACGGTGTGTTTGTCATAGACGACCCGCTGGCAGGCCGTAAGGAGGCCGAAAGCCCCACGATCCGCCAAAACCATAAGGATTGGTTTCACGGCTCTGTCGAAACCCGCGTACACCCCGGCGCATCCATCATTGTGATGGCCACGCGCTGGCACGCGGACGATTTGTCCGGCTACTTGGTGCGCGAGCAAGGGTTCACCTACTGCAATCTGAAGGCGATCGCGGATGAAAACCGCCCAGCGGGTGACAATCGTCAGATAGGCGAGGCGCTATGGGAAGCAGAGCGCCCGCTGACGATGTTGCAAGAGCGTCAAAAGGGAAATATTTGGAACTTTGCATCGCTCTATCAAGGCGAGCCACGGCCCCGTGGCGGCGCGCTGTTTCGCGAGCCTACCTACTTCACTCAGCTACCTGCTAGCGGCTTCCGGGTCACGCTGGGCGCTGACCTGGCCTATTCCGAGAAGACTCACGCAAATTTCTCGGTGCAAGTCGAGATTTGGGCTGTGCCCCCGCCTCCCGCGCGAGGCGCGCGCAGGCCTGAAGAATGGGCCTTTTACATCGTGGATGTGACCCGCGTGCAGGTAGAAGCGCCGGCTTTCACCATGCTTCTGCTCAAAAAGCAGCGACAGCGCAACGCGAACACGTACTGGTACGCAAGCGGCACGGAAGCCGGCTCAGCGTCGTTCATTCGCAGCAAGGGCGTGCGCTTGATCGTGATGGACCCTGGCGGCCGCGACAAGCTTACACGCGCGCAACAGTCAAGCTACCTGTGGAACTTGGGGCGGATTCTCGTGCCTGAAGACAATGAGCGCTACCCCTGGGTAGATGTGTTCGTCGACGAAATCACCTCGTTTACAGGCGTCAAAGACCCACAAGACGATCAGGTAGACGCGCTTGTCAGTGGCATAGATGCCGCCCTGCGCGGCACGCATGACATGCAGGTGCAGGGCAGCGGCGGACGCTACGCCTAGCGCTATTTCCCAGGCCGCCTGTAGCCGTACAGCGCCGGCTCAGCCTCTGGTAGCTGGACGGTTTCGGGAAGCGCGGATAGATCGCTAAGGTCTTGTTGGTAGAGCCAGCACAAAAACGGTTCATAGAGCGGACACACCCAGATTTTGTGTCTGTTCAGGTCAGCGCCGGCCAGCCCACCGGGGCGGAACAGCGCCCCCTCACCCGTCTGCAGATCCAGCACCCATACGAAGTCTGGATCCCAGCCCGTCTCACGTAGCAGCGGCATAGCAGAGCCGCTGATGGGGCTGCGCTTGCGCCATTCCTCCGCATCGAACCGAGCCACGATGAACTTACCCCAGTTGATACCGTTTGTGGCCTCGATGATGTGCGTCAGCATGGTGGCGCTGTTTACCACGAAAGTGACATTTGCCAAAAGGCGTTGCGTGTGATGGTCATGACTGACGAGCAAGAGCCTATTTTGCAGTTTTTCGTGTGCGACCACTTGCCAGCGCCGTTGCAAATCGTGTCAACGCCGTTTTGTGACCTGGCGCGCGCGTTGGTTCGCAGCCTGCCCCGCAATCCTGAGCGGTCGGTCGCGCTGCGCAAACTCTTAGAGTCGAAAGACGCGGCTGTCCGCGCGTTCATTTTCAAGTGATCACTACGCACAAGTACACGCTGCAGCTGGACGCGCTAGAGCCCAACTCTGCGCTTGTGCTCGACATGCCTGACGGCGCGTCAGTGCTGAGTGTGCAGGAGCAACGCGGATCGCTGGTCATGTGGGCGCTGGTCGACACTGACAAGCCCATGGAAAAGCGGCGTTTCGCGATCTACGGCACGGGCCACGCTGTGCCTATCTACATCGGCGTTTACCACGGCACCGTACAGCTAGCGCAGGGCCACTTAGTGGTTCACGTGTGGGAAGTGCCTGGCCGCGCGCTGGACGATGTGGACGCTTGAGCTTCGCTATCCGGCATGACCACCGTAGCCCAACCCTTGCGCTTGAACACCAGCGCAAGCCAGCGTGCGGGGTGACCTATGCACCACTTCAGGATCGGGGCCGCCTGGTAGCAGTAGCCGTCTCGGATTAGGATGCCAGCGCAGAAGTGCGGCGCCGTAACCTGCACTGCGTAGCTTTTGGCATTTGTCATGTTCGGTAGAACGGCCAAAAACGCAACTCGGGCTTTTGCCAATGTCGCCACACGATTAGCTGCCAGTAGCCGTTTGGGCGCTGTAGGGTGAGCGAATAGTTGTGCAGGTAGCGACTTACCGCGATTTTGGCACTTGTCATGCTGATTACTCAGGCTGCATTGCGATTTCGTGGCGACGTTTGGACGCTTCCGCGTCCGGCTCGTCACTGTCACATCATGTGGGTGTTGCGTCAGGTGCTTGGCTGGGACGGCAAGGCGGGCGCGTTTGTCCCGCTTGATGATGCGGCCGACATTGAGCAAGGATTTGTCACAAACCGAGGGGATTTCGTAGATCGCATAACGGCCGGTGAAATCGCGCTGGGCGCGGGCCAGATTGCGGCGCTGGGCTGGCCGCCTGAACTCTACTCGGAAGATTTGTGGTAGGCCTTGCCTACCACCTTCGCAAAGTTCACTTCGTAACACTCTAAGACGCTGGCCAGCGTCAGCGTGATGGGTATGCCTGTTAGGCTGCCGTAGCTCGCTATTAGCAGCGCGATAAATGGCGGCACGGCCGCCGTCCCGTGGCCAAGTAACTCGTGCATGGCCGCTTTCAGCGCGCTGTCAAGCGCCGCTCGCAGCCTCTCTAACTCGGCTGTGTCCAAAAAATCATCATCCGGCGCTGGCATGGGTTGTGTCTTCTTTCTGTAGGTCTAAAAACTTGACGCGGATCGATCCGCACAGCGTGAAATCTGGCAGGTGTCGATACTCCTCCGCGTCGCACGCCAGGCGAAACCAAAACACGCGGCGCCCAAACACATAGCGCTCAAACGGTGCAACGCCGCTGGGCACGCGGTAGGCGCGACGCTGGCGATTGAACAGCACGCGCAGGCGCGTACGCTGGCGACGGGTCACGTATCCTTCGCTTTTGTCGGGCTAAGCAGACTGCCGGCGATGATGTCCAGCGCGTTCGCGATGCGCTCAACGTTGCTGCACATGTCGCTTAGCAGACTGTCAATATTCGCCAGGTGTAACCCGATCGGATAGTCCTGGACTTCGTCATCTTGCGAAAGTGGGCCGATGAGTGCACGGCGCAGCGCGTCGACGCTCTCTGAAATCTCTTCTAGTTCTGTCATTTCGTTCGCTCCAATGGGTCGGGCTTGTCAAATGGGTGCCGCGCCGCATCCGCCAGGGCCCGCAACACGTCCACGACAAGCGGCCACATCGACGGCGGCAAGCGCCGTTTGACCCGCGTGTGTAGCTCATGGCTGTACAGCAGCACATCCCGATCTAGCGTTAGCGTAGTCCCGGGCTCTGCGGAGCTGACAGGGCGGCGGCGCTTGGTCATGCCGCATCGCCCCCGCTGTCGCTGTCAGCATCGTCCGCAACAAACCACCACTTGCAGCCCGTGTCGCTTTCTTCTTCCGGCGTACAGGGCCGGCAAAGCACGGCATTGAGCATGCAGGATTCATCCCAGCCGCGCGAGCGCTCGCCATCTATGCCGTAACGCGTCGTGGACGTCTTACCGCACGCTGTGCACACGAACATGTGCCCCTCTGGCGCCACGCGATCGCTCATGGCGCTGGCTCTGGCGGCGCGGCTTCCGCGGGAATGTCTACGGCCAGCGTGACCCTGCCAAAGTTCGGATCTTCGATGCGCAGCGCGACCAGCCGCAGGATGCCGCGCGCGTTGAGTGAATCGCCAGCCTCATCAGCCTGCTGACGCAAATGCGCCGCCACCGTGCCCCGGAACGCTTCTACGGCCGCGTATTCGTGGGCGGCGCAATCCATGGCGGCACCCACTTCCTGGCTTTCAAGTGTCTGCAGGTTCGCCTGCAGAACGTCAATCGTTGCGTTCAGTTCGTCGCGTTCCGCGCCGGCTTTCTTGAGCTGGGCCCTAAGTTCGCGGCTCTTGGCGTTCGCCTTGGCGAGCGCGTCAACGGCCGTGATCGCGCACTGACCGCATAGCGCTACGTTGCCGCTGATCGGCCCGCAGCCGTTGCTGCACACGGGCCCCGGCGCGGCCTTCGGTTTCGGCGCGGGGTTGGGTTTGGCCTTGGGCTCAGGCTTCGCTTTTGGTTTGGTTTTGTAGTGTGGCATCGGGGTTCTCTGGCGTTTCACGCTTGCGGTAGTCGCGCAACTTCGATGCTGCATAGTGACACTGTGCGATGGTTTCGTAACGCACGGGCATATCGTACTCGCCCAAGTCGTGCGGGTCAGTGGGCGTTGCTGGTAGCTCGCCTACGGCATGCAACAGCTTTTCAAGGTACATGCCGCTGACTGTCTTTGCGGCGGCCGCTCCCATGAAGTCGTCAAGGTGACTTTGCGTGCGTGCGTGCGCGGCTTTCTCATAATACAGCGCGTCACGGGTTTGGGCGTGCGCGATCGTTTCCGCGTTTAGCCGGTTGATAAAGCTTTCCGTCGCATCGCTTGCGGCAAGGCGTCCGGCACGCCAGTGCAAGCTTTCGTGCCGCAGCCCGTCCAGCTCGACACGTAAGCGCCGCAACGCGCGGGCCAGCACGGCCGCTGCGCTATCCGCGTCGCTTTCGTCAGCGCGCTGTAGCGCCGATTCGACCAGCGCCCATTCGTCCGGTGTTTGGTCCGCGATCGACACGGCTGACCCTTCGGGCTGCTGAGCCGTTTCCGACCGTGGCCCGCGGCGCATTAGTTCCCTAGGCGCGCAGTGACCGCAAAAGCTGGGGCCGCCTACGTGGCTAACGATGCAGTGATCACGGCCGTGAAACACAACGCCCGGATTGCAGGCACGGGCGCCCGCAATGCACGTGAACGTTACATGGCAGCCCGCGCAAACGTATTCGGTTTCCATAGCCGCGCACTCTAACCCAACATTCAGTCATTGACACATGTCAAAAAGCGCGGCCAAAGCTGCAAAGAAGCAGCGGCCTGCCGCTACGTCCAGCGCAGAGATTTACAAGGCTGAGTCGCAGCCATCTGTACGCGTCCAGACACTTTTCACGCCTCCGATGCTGCGCTCGCTTGAGCTGCAGGTTGATTCAGGGGAGCTGTGGCGGCTAGCTGATTTGTGCGAACAGATACTGGCTGACGATCGCGTCAGTGAACTGCTGGAATCGTTGGTAGGTGAAGTGCTGGGCTCGGAGCTGACTTTCGAAGTCGGCCCGCGGCAGAACGCCGGAAGCGCCGAAAAGAGCGAGGAACTCGAAGAAGACTGGCCGATCGGCTTCGATGATGACGAGCTAACCAGCCTCGCAATCTGGACGCTGATGTGTGGCGTTGGCTTCGCCAAAATCGAACGCTGGGTGAGCCAGCCGCCCAGCTCTGCAGACGCAACGCAAAGCACGCCCGCACGCGTGATCCCCGTGCTGCGCTGGTGGCATCCAAAGCACTTTTGCTACGATTACACCTCGAATACGTGGCAAGTACGCGATCAACTCGGGATCAAAACGCCGATCCACGCGGGTGATGGCACGTGGATCATTGCCACGCGGCGCGGCGAAGTCCGGCCCTGGGCATCGGGGCTTTGGCGCGGTCTGTCGCGCTGGTGGATGCTCAAACAGTACGCGGTCTCTGACTGGGGCGTGCACTCTGAGAAAGCCAGCAAGCTGGTGGCCACGTCGCCAGACGGCGCGACGTTTGAAGATCGGGCCTCGCTTGTTACCGAGATTTTCAACGCCGCTAAAGACGCTACGATCGCGCTTCCGATCGGGTTTGATCTCAAGCTCCTAGAACTCAGCGCGGACACGCGCATGATCTATGAAGCCCAGATCAATGCGGCGAACGAATCCTTTGCGATCGGTATCGCGGGCCAAAACCTGACTACCAAAGTCGAGGGCGGTTCGCACGCCGCAGCCCAGGTACACGAGAATAAAGAGAACAAAAAGCAGCGCTATGTAGCCCAGTTTTTGGGCAAGCTTCTAAGCACGCAGGTGCTGACCTGGTGGGCTCAGTACAACTTTGGCGATCGCGCGCTTGCGCCCTATCCCAAATACCACACAGAGCCGCCTGACGATGTTCTGTCACGGGCTACCGCACTCAAGATGTTGGGCGATGCGCTCAACAGTCTCAAAACCGCGGGCTACCAGCTCAGCACCGAACAGATAGAAGAAGCCTACGGGGTAGAGCTTACGGAAGTGCCCCCGCCTCCGATGCCTACGCTAGGCCCCAACGGTCTGCCTGTGAAGCCGCCTCCCGGCACACCGGGATCGCCAGGTCCACAAGCCGCGCCACCGCGCAAGCCGCCGCCTGCGGCCCCGCCAGCGTCGTAACGCGCTCGCCGCTAATGGCTGCAACGGAGCGGCCGCGCTCTGTCCTGCGGTCTGTCGTCGGCCTGGGCTCCGCTGCAACCACGTCCAAGGTGACACATTCTCATGACAAAATCAGTCTTTGAAGTTCAGGCGTCCGCAGACGGTAGCGCGCTGACGCTGAACCTGTTTGGCCGCATTGGCGGCGGCATGTTCGATGAAGGCATCACAGCGAACATGGTCCAGCGCCAGCTGGATCAGCACCCGCACGCGCGCGAGATTCAGTGCAATCTCAGCTCGCCTGGCGGCAACATGTTCGAAGCCCAGGCGATCCGCAGCATCCTGGCGGCGCATCCTGCCAACGTCACTGTGGATGTAGTCGGCCTTGCGGCGTCAGCCGGTAGTTTGCTGGCGATGTGCGGCGACAAGATCCGCATGCACGAGGGCGCGTCAATGATGGTGCATGACGCCACCACGATGACGCAAGGCGGCGTCAGCGATCATAACCGCGCCATCGCGGCGTTAGGCGCCGCTGACACGAACATGGCGGATCTGTATGCCGCCCGCAGCGGCAAGACAGCGGCGCAGTGCAAGAAAATGATGGCCGCTGAAACGTGGATGACCGCGGCGCAGGCCGTTGCGGAGGGCTTTGCCGATGAAGTGATCAAGGGCAAGCCCGGCGCGCCACAGACAGCGCCGCAGGCCTGTTTAGAAGCGCGTTTTGACACGCGGGATCTCGGTTACGCGCGCGTGCCAGTGGAGTACGCGCATTTTTTCATCACTGCGCAGGCGACAACGTTGCCGCCCGCGCCACTCACACAACCCACTGGGGAGCTAACTGTTATGGCCGATTACACGCGCATCGCACAGGCACTGAGCCTGACCGCAGACGCAGGAGAAGGCGCCGTGTTTTCGGCGCTGGACAAGCTCAAAGACAAAGCCGCCACCGCTGACAAGGCAGTAGCCCAACTGTACGCGCTGACTGGCACGCAGGATATTTCTGCAGCGTTCGGTGTGGTGCAAGCGCACGCGGAAGCCGCAAAGCAGCTGCCGATCGTCAAGGAGCAAGCGGACACGCAAGCCAAGGCGCTGGAAACCGCGGAACGCGCCGCACTGTTTGCGGCGGATTCTGCGGATGCGAAGGGCCGCAAGCTTACGCCGGCCATGCAAGCGTATTGGGCGGAGCGTCCGGTCAAGGAGCTACGCGAGTTTCTAGCCGTGGCACCTGTCGTGATTGCGAACACGGCCGCAGCCACTGGCGGCGCCCAGCCGCCTGTCAACGCGGGCCCTGCCGCAGGCAAGGTCGCCCCGATTTTGTATGAGGGCAAGACCTGGGAACAGCACGTAGCGGAAGCGCCCAGCGTGCTCGCGGAGCTGCACAGCGCGGACCCCGCGCAATACGCGGCACTGAAAGCCAATCACGAGGAGCGCGGACGCCCGCGCGCGCACGTCACCCAGCCGCGCGCAGGCGCGTAACCCGCACCCGATCAAACGCAAAGGATTTTTGACCTATGCCGACCACAGTTCGCAGTGACATCGTTGTACCTGAGTTGCTAGAGCAAGCCATTGAGGGCGCGTTTCTAGGGCGCACGTTGTTGTTTGGTACTGGCGCCGTAGTCCGCTCGAACACGCTACCAGGCAACAAAAAGGGCGGTGACACTGTCACGATCCCTTACTTCAGTACGCTGGGTGACGCTGAAACCCTCGCAGAGGGTGACGCGCTGACACCTGAGAAAATCACCGAATCGAAAGAGACTAACGTTGTCATTCGAATCGGTAAGGCGTTCGAAACGACCATGTGGGCGCAATGGGCGGCCGCTGGCGATCCGTACAAAGAAGCTTCGCGGCAAATCGATATCATCATCGCGCGCGCGCAAGATCAGGCGCTGATCGATCGCGCTACGGCGGCACTGCCTACGGCGTACGTCTGGGATATCACCGGCACGCCAGGCGCTACGCTGAACTTCGATGTGATCACGGATGCCGCAGGCATCTGGGGTGACCAGCAAGACGATGTGGTGCTTCTGGGCGTGCACAGCAAGGTCTTCCGCGACTTGCGCAAGCTCAAGGATTCCACGGGACGGCCGCTCTTGGTTGACCCCGAGTTTTCCCCGCTGCCACTCGGACGCCCAGCGCCCGCGACGATCTGGGGAATCCCGATCGTGGTGTCTGACAAGTGCAAGGTAATCTCTGGCACGCCCAACCAGTATGAAAGCCTGTTGATCAAGCGCAGCGCGCTGGCGCTGTGGGAAATGCAGGCGCCTGTGGTCAAGACGGGTGACGATATCCTCGCACACACGGAGATTTTGGCCGTGCATCACTACTTCGCCACGCACCGTTACCTGCGCGTGCAAGGGTCCACACACCCCGGCGTCATCAAGATCAAGCACTTCTAAGTCTAGGCGACCTACACACAGGACAATAACGCTATGCCATACATTGCCACCCCCAGTAAGTCGCCTTTCGGCCACCCCCAAGTCCACGCCAACGCCGTAGGTACGGCAGAGTACAACGGCGGGGATATCTACGCGGTCAAGCTGGCCGTTGACTACACGATGGCAGACGCCACCGTGCTGTTCACGATCCCTTACCGCAGCATCATGATCCCTGACAGCCCGTTCATGGAAGTGATCACGGGTTTCACTGGCGGCACTGCGTCAGCGGTGGGCGCATCGTCGAGCCAGACGGCCTACACCGCAAAGGGAAGCCTGCACGGCGGCGCCGCTGGGCTTCTGACCGCGGTCATCGGTACGACCACGATCGTGCGCGGCACCGTAGGCACCGGCGTCTCTGCGGCGCCTAACGTGGTCGTGCTCGAAAAGGGCGCCACCATTCGCTGGGATCTCATCGCGAGTCAGTACGCGGTGGGCGCTGGTTTCCTCCACATGGCGTTCCGCACGATCGGCTAAGCCATGGCGTTCCCCGCTATCATCCGACGCGAACACAACCGGACGCGTGAGATCCAGGCCGCGCGCGCCGCCAAGCGCCAAGCGTATTACGACGCTTTCGGCGAGGCGGAACGCGCGGACGCGGAGCGGCCCACCCCCGTGATCGAACCGTACGAATCGCCCCCGGGCGCTGACCCCGGGCCCGTGCCTGACGTCGAGCCTGCCCCCGAGCCTAAGCCCGACGAACCGGACGCGGCGCCTGTGCCCAGCGAACCGGCCCCCGACGAATCCGAGGCGCCTGACGTGGCCGCGCGCGCCACGCAAACCGCCAAGGCGGCCCCGCAGCCTGCCAGACTTGCGTCTGTCAGCCCCGGCCCGCAACACGCGCAGCTGCGGCCAGGGTTTCAGCCCAGCCGCAGCATCAGGCGCTAGTCACTCCGACAGGTCCAACAGGTGACGGCTGATGGTGTGGGCCAACTCGCGGATCTCAGCGTCAGCGCATTCCAAGGCCTGGCGCATGGCTGCCAAGTCTTTCGCGTCCATCGCCTCTCGGATCGCGTCGGACAGGCGCTTGACGCGTGAGTCTTGCAGGTAGGCCATGTGCGAAACGCACTCCTTGAGGTGTGCGGCGTTCATCACTTCCGCGCATTGTTGGGCGATCTGTTCGTTCCACTGTTCGATCGCTTGCGCTTCTGACCGGCCCACACCGCTAGTCTGGGGTGTGCCATCTGCGCATTCCTCGCACGCGATGCTGTAAAAGCCAGCGGGCTGACTTTCGACAGTGGGTGTGGTGCCGCACGTACACGCCAGCGGCTCTGTGGGCGTGTGTTCGGAGTGAAAAGCCGCATACGCCTTGCGAAAGGCGTCACACTTTGAGCATTCGTTATTGGGGCACTGGCCGTTGCAGTTGTTCATAAGCATCAATCTAGCAGGGATATGAAATCGCGCAACTAGAAATCAATGTGACCAGGCTTCATTATCAAAGTGGTGCGCGCGCACGCCCACGGTAGCCGGTATTTCCCCTTGCCAGAGAAAAACGCGCTGTTGTTCGCGCGCCACGGCGTCGTAAGCATCCTCCTCCCGGGCATGCACAGAGACCACCGTGCAACGGTTAGGGGTAATGTCGCCAGCCACTACGTAAGTCGAGGGTTTTTTGTCCATTCCAAAAGCCTAGGGCATGCGCTGAAATAACGCAACGCTAAATCAGCATGTCTGACATTCTCACCTACCGGCGCTACCTGCATAACGAGCGCATGAACGCCCGCGCACGTCAGGACAAGGAGTTGGAAAGCGTCTGGCGTGCGAAGCAGGAGGCTCAGCCTGGCACGGCCATCCCTGCCAGTGTGCCCTACCACCCCGAACTAGCCATGGGCGGTTACGAGGCGCTAGAAGACTTGGACGGCGCGGACAGTTGCGAGCTGGTGACTATGACAAGCCTTGCGTGTGGCCCGGGTCTGACGCATCGGGAGGCGGATCAGGTAATGGCGGCGCTTGCGGCTCTGTAGTTCCACACTCGGGGTTTATGCAGGTCAGGCGTAGGCTTGCCAGCGCCGGATCGTGCAATGGCGCAAGGTCTATAAGCCGATTGAACCAGCACGCCCAGCAAAGGCCCGCTAGGTCAAGCTGACTTGCCCAATAGTCAGCGGGGTCGTAGCCCCGCGGACAGTGATCGTCAGGGTACGTCATGTGGGACCAGCAGTGAGCGTAGCGTGTCACCGTGTGGATAGCCCCCGGCGTATTGGTCTAGCGCGTGCTCTATCCCCTTGCGCAGGCGCGCCACTTCGGCGACCAGCGCGGCCCTGTACGCGACTTCCGCCGCCAGCGATTTGCACAGGGGACACGTGGCGAGTTCACAGCCCAGCGGTTTGATCATGGCCGCACGTTGGCATGAGTCAATGACAGATGCCAACGGCCTGGACGGGTCAGCGGCGGACGTGCCCAGGCACACAAGATCAATCCGCGCAAACCGCGCGGGCTGTGTACGCAAACCTCCACGGGACGGGACACAAACACATGGGATATTACAAGGCCAACGGCCGCTACGCGGACACGATCGTGAGCACGTTCGCCAACGGCGTTATCAGCGTCACCACGACCAGCCCCGCGCATGAGCTGGGTGACCGCGGCACGATCCGAATCGACACCGCGGTAACGGCCATCACAGGCACGCCCACGCTGACAGTGGCTGTTGAAACCAGCAAAGACGGCGTGACCTGGGTAGCGGTGGCCGCGTTTACCGCGATTTCCACGGTTAGCACGGCGCGCAAAATCTTTTCGGGCTTGGATCGATTCGTCCACATCGTCGAAACGGTAGGCGGCGGCGCAGGCACGATTACGCGCAGCGTCGTGGGCGAATCCTGCTAACCCATGCCTAACGCACTCCCCATCAGCCTGCACCCAGCGGGCGCCGAAATCGCTGACGGCGTAGGCGCGGCCGTTCCGCTGGGCGATCGGCTGTATGCCACCGTGACGCTCAACTGCACGGCGCTCACAGCATCGGACACGCTGGCCGTGGTTATCGAGGCGTCGCCTACGGGTGACAACTGGGCCACGGCGGCGGCGTTCCCTGAGCTGACGGCCCCGGCCACGCTGGACGTCGTGATCCCCGTATGCGCGGGAAGCCTGCGCGCGCGTTGGACGTTTACGGGCCTGACCCCATCGGCCACGTTTTCAGTGACAGGCACGGCCTACCAACTCTATGCGACGATCGCTGACCTAGCAGAGCACGGTATGCCAGCCAGCGCGCTAGCGCGCTTTACGCAGGCCGAAATGGCCGCGGCATGCCTCGCGTCCAGCGATGAAGCCAACGGCTACATTGCCAGCGCCTACGCGTTACCCCTGACAGCGTGGGATCGCGACTTGCGAAAGCAAGTCAGCTGTATGGCGATCTACGACTTGCTATCTACACACGGGTTTGACCCGCTGAGCGGCAAAGACAGCATGATCGAAACGCGCCAAAAGGGCGCGATCAAGTGGCTGGACCGTTTGGCAAACGGCCAGATTCGCCCTGTGGGCATCATCGATAGCGCCCCGGAAGTGCGTGAGCAATCGGTGTATGTCGAAACGTGGCAGGCGCGCGGCTGGCGCGGATGGAACTGCTAAGCAGTTCCATAAAAAACGCAACGCATAATCAACCATGGCCCTGACTGGCGATTTCAAGAAGCTAGGCCACTGGGCTGACCTGATGCGCAACGGGTCAGTTATCGCGGAGGCTTCTTCAGAGGCGCTCGCCCAAAAATCCGTTGATCTGATAGAGGATGGTTTCAACGCGGGGCGCGACCCGTACGGCCGCATGTGGGTACCCAAACAGCGGCCGAATGGTTACGCGACCCTGCACGGCAAGACCGGATTGCTTGAATACACCTGGCACGTGGTCAAGACCAAGCGCCGCGGCTTCATCGTGGCGAGCGATGCGCCTTACGCGGCCGCTCACCAGAAGCCCAAACGCGGCAAGCGCCCCATGCGCATGATGGTGCCATCCACGGCGCGCGGTCTCCCTGCATCGTGGTCGCGCGCGTTTGAAAAGCTGTATCTGAACTTAGTCAACGTCTATTTGTCAGGCGGCGCGGTCAACGATGCGGGCGGGCTTGCCGACGATATGAAAGAAACGGGCTAAGCGTGGCCAGCGATTTTGAGGTGCTGGTCGGCGTCATACACGTCGCATTCAATGATCCCAGCATTGAGTGGGGGATCTTCCGTGTGGAGGAGTCTGCCAACTCCATTACGCGCACCGTGCTGTGGGTGCCTACCACGTTCAAAACGGAAGCGCCGAAATACTCTAGCCCGTCCATCGACCCCGACACGGGAATGCCCGTCCAGATTGGCTACCAAGATTTCCTAACGGTTGAGTGTCAGATCACAGGCACTACGTTTGAAGACGCGTGCAACACACGCGCGCGCGTTCTGACGGCTGTCCGCATCGCGCTGGGCACGGCCAGCACGCCCACCACGGGCGCGTACATGACTGAGTTAGAGGGCAAGTCAGGGCACCTCTGGGGCGGCGCGTGCCTGATAGTCCAACACTTCGTGTGGCAGATGAACGTTGAGCTTGTCGACGTTATCGCGGGCGCTGGCGAGCCATTCATCTGCGCCAAAATCATCGTAGACGCTGAGCTTCACGACGTTGTTGATAACAGCGTCAGCATTCCGATCGAAACGTTCGAAATCCCGACACCGTAAGGGGAAAACCACCATGAGTAAGATAGATGGCGCGGCCGAAGCCGCGGCCGATGGGGACGCGCGCGCGCCGCGTGCGAAGCCCCCGACCACAACGGCCATTCTCTCGCCTAGCGCATGGAGCAAGGCGTATTTTCCCGTGTCGGTTACGGGCCGCATCAATGACGACATGTGGCGCCATTCCGCGGCATCGCAGCTGCACGGCTGGGCCAATCACATCCGCGTGATGGGTGTCCCGATGCAGCTGGATCAGGATGCCTATGAGGGCGCGCTAGCCGCCGTCAGCGGCACGACGCTGGACCCGTATCCAGACGCGCTGTTTGTAGATCCCAGCTTGCCTGTGGTGGGGGGTCAGTTGCCGCGTGTGCCGCGTGTGCCGCCTCTGCATGGCGACACGCTACCCGTTTTGCCGCCTCTGCATGGCGCCACGCTGCCAACCATTCCGGGCATCGACAACGCCTTGCCAACTCCGCCCGATCCGCCGCCTGAGATGGCTGACGACCAGTCACGCCGCGAAAAGTCCAGCGATAAGCCACTTCCGAAAGGCGCGCGCTAATGCCGATCCCTAAACTGACTCTTACAATCCGCGATCCGGGGCTGGGCTCTACCAGTGCGGCTACTAACGCAGTGCTCTACATGGGTTGCTGCTCCACTGGCTCTAACTACGTATTCAACACGTTTGGCAACGCCGCGGACGCGGTAGACATGCTGGGCCAGGGGCCTCTAGTAGAGGATATCGCGCTAAACTGTTTGGTAGCTGGCGGGCCTGTGTATGGCGTGAAGCTGGCAGCTACGATAACCGGCACGTCCAGCGCGGTGGTAGCGTCGCCAGTCACCACGGCTACGGGAACCATCACAGTCAGCGGCGCGGCTTACGATTCGTATGACGTCGTGGTGGAAATCACAGGCGCAGGCACGGTCGGGATTGGCTCGTTTCGCTATTCGCTGGACGGTCGTAACACCTACAGCCCAAGCGTGCTGATTCCGTTGACGGGCCCGTACATCGTCGCGAATACCAACCTCACGATCACGTTTGTGCCAGGCGCTGGCCCGATCTTCTATGCCGTGGGCGATCTTCATTCGTTCACCACCACGGGCCCGAGTTTCAGCGTCACAGAGTTGGCGCTAGGCATCGCGGCCGTCAAAGCGGCGAATGTGCGTCTCGCGTCGATCAACATCTCGGGGAAGTTCGCCACGGGCGCAGGCGCGGCCACCATGGCGGCGGCGCTCGCCACGCATGCCGCAAGCCTGTTTCAGGTCTATCAACCTGTGCGCTGCATACTCGACGGCGGCGCTGAAAACGAGTCTACAACCCAGCTCGCTTTCGTCGCGTTCGCCAGCGATCGCGTAGCTGTGGGCTACGGTGACGAGCGCGTGTCGAGCGGTAAGCCGTTTGCAGGCTGGGGCTTTCCACGTTGCTCTGTACAGCGTTCGATGTCTGTGCGCTGCGCCGCCATCAGCGTCAGCACTGACCCCGCACGCTTTGCCACAGGCGCATTGCCAGGCGTCATCAGCATTACGCATGACGAGTTTCGCACCGAAAACATGGATGCGAAAAAGTTCGCCACGCTGCGCACGCATCAGGGCCAGCCGGGGATCTACATCTGCAAAGTACGGCTGATGAGTGCGGGGGGCTCTGACTATACAGACTGGCAGCTAGGCCGCGTGATGGATGCGGCATGCAATGTCACCTATGACGCGCTGTTGCCGTTTCTGTCTAGCAGCGTGCGCACCAACGCTGACAAGACCATGAACGCCAGCGACGCGGATCGCTGGGAAAAGAAAGTAAACGACGCGCTCAAGGCTGTGTTGCTCGCGCCTGACAACGCGGAAGGCACGCCAGGTCACGTCAGCGCCGCCAAGTATTTCGTAGACCGCGCTTACAACGTGCTCGACACCAAAACAGTCAAGGGCCGCGTGGCCATCCGTCCGCTGGGTTACGCGGATTTCATCACTGTTGAGCTGAGCTTCAGCGCCAACGTCTAACGGAGATTTGACATGGCTATCCTTCCCGGCACTGGCACACGCATCAACGGTCACATCTACGATTGGTCGTCTGTCAACATCGATTGCAACGGGCGCTTTTACGGCGGCATCAGCGAAATCAACTACACTGACAAGCTGGACGTAGGCGAGCTACGCGGGTCAGGCGCGATCCGCCTGGGCACTACGCGCGGTCAATACTCTGCAGAGGGTAGCTTCACAATCGCGAAAGAAGATTGGGAACCGCTGCGCATGAGCCTGACCGCCATGGGATTTGGCGGTTTTGGCGAGGCTCGGTTTTTGATTGTGTGTAGCTACCGTGAGGTAGCCGCCGTCTCGCCTATCACTGACACAATCGAGACATGCCGCGTCATCAACGTGGAAAACAGCCATAGCCAGGGCACCGATCCGCTGATGGTCAAGATCACGCTGGACGTGCACCGTATCGGCCATAACGGAAACTACCTGGTCAACGATTTGGAGGCGCAAGCGGTGGGCCTCTAAGCCTCGCACGCGCCTTGTAGACACGTGAAAGGGATCTGTCATGTCACTGACGCTAGCGGAAAAAATGCAGGAGCCAGAGAGCTACGGCGGGTTGACGTTGGACGAGTTGAAAGCCAAGCACGGCGACCTAACCATGATGAACACCCCGCGCGGGCCGCTGATTTTCAAGCGGCCCAGCGATCCGGTGTACGCTGACTTTGTCGACTCCATGAGCCGCGATAAGGCTTCGAAACACGCCAGCATGAAGCGCCTAGCGCTCGCGTGCTGTGTGTTTCCCAGCCTGCCAGAGGCGCGCGATATCTTGGAAACGTACCCCGGCGTAGTGCTCAAAGCGCAAGGCATCATCAGTGAGCTGGGCGGGGCCGCGGATGAAGGGGCCGGATTCGATATAAAAAAACTCTAGCGGGTCTGCGTCGGGACCCCTTGCGCGCCGCGCTGGCAGTGCGCGCACTGGTCGACACTTTGCCGCCAGGCGCAAGCGACGATGACCGCGCCACGCATGAAGAAAGGCGCCTATATGGCGCGCTTTTGGTCGCTATGGCGCTTGGCGATCTTGCCATGATTCGAAGTGTTTTCTTTCGGTTTCGCGACGAATAACCGCACATCATGGCCACAGATAGCGCGTCATTTGCTCTTGCGTTGATCGACAGGGTCACGGCGCCTACGCGCGCGATTTCCAAATCGCTGGACGCGGTCAATAAGCAGTTCAAGTCGCTGGCGAAACAAGACACCGTGACGTCGGGGCTGCGTGACGCGCTGTCTAGCGTCAACAGTAAGCTTTTCTCGTTCGGTAAGACCGCGGCCCTCGCATTAGGGGCCGCTGGCATCGCTGTTGGCGGCTTTGTCGTCAAGGGCGTTGTGCACATGGGGATGTTTGCTGAGTCGATCAAGATGGCCTTTGGGCTGCTTACAGGCGACAAGGCGATCGGCGATGCGACGTTTACTCGCACCATAGAGCTGTCCAAACAGCTGGGCCTGGGTGTCGAGGAAACTGCGCACAGCATGCAAAAGCTGTTGGCAATGCAGTTCTCGCCTCCCGATGCCGAGAAGTGGGTCAGGTTGGGCTCAGACTTGCGCGCTGTTGGCGTGCAAGGCGATGCTGTACAGCGCGTGATGCTTGACATCGCGCACGTCAAGGCCACCGGCAAACTGAATCAGCGTAACGTCAACATGTTCGCCAACGCTGGCGTATCCGCACAGTTGCTGATGGAAGAAGTTGGCAAGGCGATGGGCACCAATGAGGCCGGCGCCATGGCGGCCATGCACAAGGGCAAGATTACCAGCGCGATCGCGTTGCCTGCCCTTGAACGTGCGATCATGCGTAAGACGCATGAGCATGCAGCCGGCGAGGCTGGTACGGGATTCGCTCAGAAAACACTCACGGGCCTAACAGGTCAACTCCAAAACGCGCCCGCGCTACTCTTTTTGAAGATTTCGGAAGCTGCGCAGGATTCGCTAGAGCGTCTCAAGCCGCTCGTCCAGAGCGTCATGAACGCGATCGATCAGGTGAACGTTTCGCAGGTAGCGCGGTTTGTGGGCAACGTGCTGGACATGCTGACCAGCCTTGTGCCCCTCGCGGTCGAGTTTGCCAACGGTTTCGGCGAGGGCTTGAGTGAGATCTCGGACGTGATCGGCGGCGGCAAAGTGGCGGCGGAGTCGCTGCAGACGGCGCGCGATCTTGGGCACGCGCTTGCGTCGGCGTTCGCAGAGGTACTCAGGATCATAGGGAAGATCGTGGACGCGTTCGTGTGGCTCAATGAACACCGCTGGGCCGCGTGGTCGCTAGCAGGTCTGTATATCGCGCTCAATATTTTCTCGCAGATGGGCAACATCGCCAAGGGCATAGAGCTAAGCATGGTCGCCGCCAAGGGCATCGGTGCGCTCTTGGGTATTGGCGGCAGTGCTGCCGCTGCCGCCGCCCCTGCGGTTACTGGCGCGCTTGCAGGCGGCGCGCGCGAGCTGGTGCTTGGCGGCGAGGGCGCCGCGCTTGAGCTGGCCGCGGCAGGTGAGGTTACTGCTGCGGGCGGCGGCGTTGCCGCTGCGGGCGGCGGGGCTGCGGCCGCTGGTGGCGCTGCCGCCTGGGGTAGTACGGCCGTAGGCGCCGCGTCCGTAGGCGCGCTGGCGTTGGCGGCGTTGCCCGGTCTGATGATTGGCGGCGCTGGGTATTACTTTCGCGAGGAAATCGCAAAGGGCATGTTGGGCATGTTGGGGCCGCGCGCGGATGAAGCCACGGGCCGCGGGCTTGGAGCGGGCGCGGCTACGCCCACGGCCATGTTTACGGGCTTGGAAGCCGCGGGCAGCAAGCAACCCAACAACGTCACGGTTGGTAATATCAATCTACAGATTGACGGCACGGGCAAAGACGGCGCGCAAATCGGCAGGGATGCGGCGGAAGCCGCGGGCACGCACATTCAACAGAACTGGCAAAGCCTAGCGTTTGAGAGCGGCGGTTAAGTCATGCTGTCACATTGGGACGAGTTCGGCGACCCGTGGGATCGCATGACGCTGGGCACGCGTCAGTTGCCCGGTGTGTGGGAAGTGTCGAGCGGCGAATGTTCGCGGCAGGTTGACCACAAGAAAACCAAGGACAAAGACGGCGCGCGCATCAAGGATCTGGGCGTACTGCCCTCGCGATTTGCGGCGCGCGGCAAGATCATGACTCCCGAAGATTGGGAGACCATGCAAGATGTGTTGCAGGAAATCAACCCCAAGAAAAAGGGCGGGCTGAAAACGCCGTTACATATCTTTCATCCCGCGATCGCGGTGCTGGGCGTATTCACGGTGTACGTAGAACGCGTGCGGCCGCCAGAGCTGAAAAACGGCGTAGCAGAGTTCACGTTTGATATGATCGAGTGGACGGAGCCTAAGGCTACGAACATCGGAAAAACGCCAGCGTCGGTCATCACGTATGACTTTACCACGCGCACATGGGTGTCACGCGAGCGCGATGGCAAGGGCGGATTCAAAGACACCCCGATCGGCCAGACGCCCACGGCTGAACTCAGTTTCAACGATCCGCCCAGCAAGAAGGCGGCGGAATGGGACCCAACTACAGCCGGTAACCGTAAGCACTTCTTTGACGATCCAGCGGCTCACTGATGGGCGCCACAGCTAACGGCAAAGACGTTCTACATGCCGTGATTCAAGAGCCGCGTACAGGCGTCTGGACGGCTGTTGTTGACGTCGACAGCGATCAAACCCTAACCGGTCAGGTGACGCTTGTCATTGACGGTGTGACGTGGATAGGCACGGTTACGCGCGGGGATCTCACGTCCGGCCACGTGCACGCGCAACTTGTGGGCGGCGCTGGGAAGCTCGCCACGTTGTTAGCGGCGAAATACTATATCAGTGTCCCGCTGTCTGTGGTGCTGACCGATGTCATGACAGCCACGGGCGAACGCTTGTCGCCGCTGACCAGCACGGCTGTCACGGGCTACACGTCGCCGCGCTGGGCGCGTTTGCAGGGTAAGGCGGGGCTGGTCGTCAAACAGCTGGCCGCGGCTGTGCCGAACACGGTTTGGCGCGTGCTGCGGGACGGCACGGTGTGGCTGGGCGCTGAAACCTGGCCCGCGGTCAAACCTGAATACGATGAGACCGATCGGCAGCCCTCGCGAGACTCGGTCACGATCGCGCCTGAGTCGCCTACGGTAGCGCCAGGCACCATGTTCCTGGACAAGCGCGTGTCACGTGTGACCACCACGTGCGGCGCGGATGGGCTGCGGCAAGAAATCTTGTTCGAAGCTGACGGCGGCGGCACGCGTGTGATGGGCGACGTAGAAGCCGTGATCGGCGCGATCGTCGATACGCGGATCGATCTTAGCTACGCCTATCCGGCCAAAGTGATCCGGCAAGCGTCGGATGGCACGCTAGAGCTGCTTTGTGATGACGACAAAATGCGCGGCACGGGTCTAACCCGCGTCCCGATCCGTCACGGCATACCCGGCGTGATTGTCAAAGTTCCGCCTGGCGGCAAGGTGCTTCTGATGTTCGAAGCAGGCGACCAGACACGGCCAATAGCCGCGCTGTGGCCCGATGGGTCCAGTGTAACAGAGATTCAAATCACGTCACCCACGATCAAGATCGTGGGCGACCTAGAAGTCACAGGCGAGGTAACGGCGCTCAGCGCTAACCCGCTGACCAAGGTGACACTGTCAGGGCACATCCATCCCACAGCGATGGGGCCCAGCGACAAACCGATCGGCGGTATGTAGCCATGAGCAAGCATCCACGGTGTAGGCGATGGCACTGGCTCCCATGGGAATGGGCCGGCTGCGCAGATTGTAGAATGTTCGCAGCCCACGATGTGGCGAGCGCACGTGTGCGCGAGCAAAGCGCCGCGCCGCCAGTTACCCCGGGCGAACCGTAGCCATGGACATTCACCCACGGTGCACGCGCTGGCACTGGCTTCCCTGGCGATGGCCCGGCTGTGCGCAATGCGTCCAGCTTCGCGAGCGCGATCTTGACCGCTGGTCAGAGAGCCAGGGCTTCATTCCGATCAAGCGACATACACCTATCCCAACGGCGTGGGATCTCCTGCACAAAGACCCGCCCAAAAAGTAGGCGATGGCGCTCATAGCTGCGAACTTGCAAACGAGTCTAACAGCGCTCGCCGAAGACCCGGGCGCGACGGTTGCTGACTGCGCGCAAGCGTGGGCCGCGGCTGTTCGCGACTATGCTGCTACCGTGGTCCCCCTTTCTGCCACGGTAGCAGCGGCGGGCTTAGCGCTACAGGCGCAGCTGACAGCGGCGTTCGAGGTGCGGCCAACGGCGGCGCCTGCCATGGATGCAGCCTTCCAGGCGTTCGGCGCAGCCGTAGGGCTGGGCATGGCGCCCGCGTTCGTGGCCGTGCCGCCTCCCGCACCTGTGGGCTTTGCAAGCCTGTTTGCGAAGCCCTACCAGACGAGCGCGGCCGCAGCTGCGGCGCATCTGACGCCAGCGATTGACGCTTGGATGCGCACAGGCACGGCCACGCCAGCGATCGGCGGTTCGCCTATTCCGTGGTCATGACTTACTGTGCGCGGTAGCCGCGCACCTCGCCTACAGCGTCAATGGCCAGCGTGCTGATTGAGAATGTGGATTTTGCGTAGTAGCCGGTTACGGTATCGCCAGCGGCAAGCGCGCAGGGCACGATCTTGGATTGCTGCGGCCAGTCTGTGGACGCGGCGCTAGGGTCCACGAAAATGTATCCAACTTCGATTGATTGAAGGGTACGCAGGGCCGCGGTTTTTGTTGCGTCGGCCGGGCTGAGTAGTTCGGCGCTCATAACCGGGCTAGGCATTGCCATGGTGACGGCGTGAACATACGCAGTGGCCTTTGCCAGGGATGTACCGCTCGTAGCGCCTGCGTTTGTGGCGTAGATGCTTGACGAAACGCGGGTCATTGTCCCCGAGTGAGCTGGCGCAACGCCATGTACAGCGGCGGTACACAGCACCACTTCCACAGGGTCGACATGCACAGGCGCGGGGCTACCGCTTGCGCCACCAGTGCCGCCCGTAGGCATCACAGCGGCTTGACCCGCTGCGCCTGAGCCAGCGGCGCCGCCTGCGCCTGCCACAGGCGCGGGGTCAGCGATGGCCGCGTCCGCTTGCTCCACAGGCATTCCAGCGTCCGGCGTCGCTTCCGACTGGGGCTTCGGTTTGGGCTTGGGGGCCGCGCTTCCCGCGGTCTCCTGCGGCGCCGCCTGGCCCGCAAATACCGTGGATGGACCCGTCCACTCCTGCGCAGTCCAGCCGCCGTCTGGCGCGGGCTCTGCGCCTCCGCACGCCGCTGTAAGTGTTGTCACTAGGATAAGCCACTTCGATTGATTGCAACTGCTCATACATTGATCATGCAAGTTTCGCTAAGCGACGCAATAGCCGATTGGCACTTGTCCAAATCGCGCGCGCGCGCGGGGGGCTACCGTGGCCACTCCTGATCCGTTTGGCGTCGATTTGTATGGTGTCGACGACCTAACACCCACGATGCGCACAGTCAGCGGGCCACTGGGCCTGACGCAAGCCATCACACGGCGGCTTATCACGCCCAGCGGCGCGCTTTGGTATGACCCCGCCTACGGCTGGGATGTTCGCCGCTATCTGTCTGCGTCGATTGCGAACGTAGGACAAATCGCAGCCAGTTGTGCGCATGAGGCGGAAAAAGACGAGCGCGTAGCAAGCGCCACGGCCACGGCCACGTTTACGACAAAGACCCTGGCGATCGCTATGCACATAGTGAGCGCGTTTGGGCCTTTCACATTCACGATCACGATTGACAAGGTGACAGCTGAGCTGCTGTTGCAGGCGCCTACATGAGTCTATCGCTTGACCAGCTACTGACGCCCACTACGGAAGAAGAGGCGCTGACAACGGCGCTAGCGTTCCTGGATGACCTGGGCTTTTCCGCCAGCTCATGGCAATCGGGAAGCCTGCCGCGCGCGCTGGTCCAGCTTGTAGCGCGCTTCTACAGCGATCTTACGTACACACGTGTGACGCTGACCAAGTCGCGTTTCAACGATAGCGCACAGGGCGACTTTTTAGACCTGTACAGCGATGACGCTTACGACAATCAGCGCATAGCGGCCGTTTACACAGAGATTACCCTTGTACTTGACGACACCACGAGTCACGTGGGCCCGTTTACGATCGCTGTAAACCAGCTGGTGGCGCAAGACTCTGGCGGCTATACCTATCGCAATCTGACAGGCGGCACGCTCGCAAACGGCGGCACGCTGACCCTGACGTTCAAAGCCGAGCAAGCGGGCTCTGGCCCCATTCCGCCGCTGGGCCTGGGCATTCCGCTGATAACGCCGCTGGCGGGCCTGCCTGACCCGATCGTGCAAGCCATTACGGTGGTAGGTGCGGAAAAAGAAGACGATACCAAGCTCCAAACGCGCAACCGGGCGAAGTGGGCAACGCTATCGGTGCATGCGCCTGCGGACGCGTACAAAGCGTGGGCGCTTGCGGCGGATCCCAGCGTTACGCGCGTCTACATAGACGACTTGAATCCGCGCGGGCCTGACACGATCGATATCTACATCGCAGGCGCCACCAATCCCTTGCCGCCTATCGTGGCCACAAACGTGCTGGCCTACATCGAGCCTCGCAGGGGCATCGGCGCGGACGTGGCCGTGCTGAATGCGGTTACGATAGACGTCAACATCGTGGGCACACTCTATGTGGCCGCGTCTTACGATGTTGATCACGTGTCCAACGCTGTGGAGGCGGCGCTAGAGCTGGCGTTTGACGCGATGCCAGTGGGCGGGGACGGCGGCGTAGTCCAGCTCGCCACGCTGTATACCACGATCATGCCAGTGCCTGGCGTTCGCAATGTGCATATCCTTTTGCCGTCTGGCGACGTGGCGATCGGTCCAACGCAAATCCCGATCCCAGTGGTCACACTTCCGACGCTGCTAGTCTAAGCATGGCCAACTTCCAGACGTATAGGCGCTGGGCTAAGACCCTGGCCACTAACGCGTTACACGGTGAATGGGGAGACAAGTTTGCGCAGGCGTTCGCGCTGCTATTCGACATAGAGGCGGAAGCCGCTATGGAGGCTGGCGCGTGTAACCAGCTGCCGGCCCCGACGTTCCCGGTTGAGTCGCTTTCGCCGAAAGGCAATGAGCGTCAGATTGAGCGTTACCCGGGCGATACCGACGAAATCTACAAAGAACGCGTAGCGGGCGCATGGGTCGCCTGGTCGCAGGCTGGCACGGTCCCCGGCATGCTATCGCAGCTGACGGCGGCGGGCTTTGATGCAGAGATCAAAGAATGCCGTGACTGGGATTGGGATGGGGACACGGCGAACCGATCGCGGTTTTGGGTGATTCTGCATAACACCGGCTGGACGCCCCGCCTTTGGGGCGATGGCCACGTGTGGGGCGTTGGCGTGTGGGGCGTGGACGCGCCTATAGAAGAAGTAAACCTGTTGGTCCGCATCGTGATGAAGTGGAAACCCGGCCACATGGTGCCCATTATCATCGTGGTGCTGGATGAGGCGGCCTGGGCGGCGGATCAGCCCGATGGCACATGGGGCGATGCCGCAAACCGCAACCCCGCAGCGCTCTATCACTACTTTCGCTGACTGTTAGATCGCTATGCCAACAAACTACACGCCAGTCCCGGGCAACGCCCCGGCTGTGATCACGCTTCCGTCCGATTTGGACGCTGCATCAGCAGAGTCAGTCAATCTCGCGTTCCGCGCGTTGGCTGACAACATGATGGGCCTGACCGCGATCCTGGACCAGCCCAATGAGTTCACCGGCGCGCCTATCATCGTCAATGTTACTAACGCGGAAACCGCGGCGCTTGTCACGCAAACGATAGCGGCTGACGATGCGAACGCCGCGAACATCTGGAAGGCGGTTTTAGGCTTCAACGTTGGCAGTTACTACGTCAACATTTACGTGGGCCGCGACGGGGCCGCGGAGCAGTTCATTTTTGCGGTCAACGGCGTGTGGAATGCTGTCACGCAAGTCTGGATCGCGGATGACCATTTACACCCGTCACTGGCGCTGATTTTGTCGGTTGACGGCGCGCGCATTTCGCATCGTGGCGCGGGGTTTGGCTCGTGGACTACCTGGCCCACAACCAGCGGCGATCTATCACTGGGCGGTACTCTGTTTGCTGCGGCTGCGGCTGTCGTGGGCGATATTGCGGCAGGCACGGGCAACTTCGCGTACGCCCCTGCGCGCGTGCGTACCAGCATGATGCCAACAGGCGTTGTCTGCGCTGGTGGCCACAACGGCGGTAACGGCGAAGTGCTTACGAATGGCTCGCGTTCGTATGTGTATTTCAGCCTCAATCTACCTAGCAACTCCCCGGGCGGCACAATCGAAATCGTGCACCACCAGAGCACGGCCACCCCTAGCGTATTTCGCCTAGAGGTGATTACGTGCAACTTCGCAGCCCCCGCGGCCTGTTCGTCGGCATGGATCGGCACGGCCACGGGGCCCACAGCGTCGGGCTACTACAAAGCCACGATCGATCTAACGCTCTTGACGTTTGACCAAACCAAGGAATACCGATTGCAGTGGTATCCGGGTGACGCGGCGGACGCGGTAGAGGGGATCCGGATGGTCGCCTGGGAAGATAACGGCCCCTTCAATGATCTGTAAGGTCAAGCCATGCCATTCCTAGACGACTTGCCCGGCATCCACGACGTCACGGTCAACGGGGGTAGTACCGTGCCGCGGCGCAGCGTTCTAAATGTCGTCGGGCTGGGCATTACCATCACAGACAACAAGCTTGCGGGGCGTACCGATCTAAGCCTGCCAGCGACCGCCAGCGGCACGACAATCACGCCCCCCACGCTGACCAGCGACGTGAATGACTACCTGCCAGCGGGGCACGCAGGCGCGACGCTAGAGCGCTGGTCAGCGGACGCCACACCGCGAAACGTGACGGGGCTGGACGCTGGCGGGCTTCCGCGTCTGGTGATTTGCAACGTAGGCGCCACCACGATTACGCTCAAACATGAGAGTGCAAGCTCGCTGGCCGCGAACCGTTTCACGTGTCCGGCCAGTGCGGATTTCGCGCTAACGCAGGCGTTTAGCGTGGCACTGGTACGCGATCCGGTCAGCTTGCGCTGGCGTGTGGTGACCTGATGGGGCACGGCGTTCTGACAGACATCCTGGGGCCCTGGGATATCTCAATCAATGGTGAACCGTCCTACCCGTTGCGCAAGGTTCTGAACGTCATCGGCTCCGCTGTTGCGGCCACTGACAACCCTGGACGTGGCCGCACTGACTTGTCACTTGGGATCGGCACGCTGGCCTACAACTCGCTTACGCGCTCGTTTCCGGGCGAATGGCAGCCGCTGGCGGTCACGGAGGGCATGACGGATCTGGACCTGTTGCGCGTGCAGGCGACGGTGGCCGGCGTCATCATGACGGGTTTCGACGTCTCAGGCGAGCCCACGCAAAGCGAAAAATACCTCGCAAACTACGGCGCAAACCCGATTGAACTACGGCCGCCTACAACGCTGCTAGGTGGTCATGCGTACTTTGCTGACAGCTACACGCTGCGCATCAATGAAACGGTTCACCTCATCTACGACAGTGAAGACGGCGTGTATCGCATCCTAGGCGCGGTGTTCAGCACGTTTAGCTACCTGGCCGTGGGCGGAGCGCACCTCACTGTCAACGGCGACCGCTTGCACGTCGGATAACCATGCAACTCGCAATCGCGATCGCGCTGGCCATGGGCTGCGGCGCGTGTGCGCCCGAGTTTGCTTTGCAGCGGCCTACCAGCATCCATTGCAGCTGTGTGTGCGAACGCAAGCCGCATGACCTGCAGTGCCCCGAGACACGGCCACGCCCCGCTGGGCCGGCGCCTGCGCCCAAGTAAGGATCTGACACTTTCATGGCAGACATTGAACTTCTAACGCTGGCGCGGATGAACTGGCCGCACAGTGTTATCAGCGCCACGCTGACGGCGCCTCCCGGGTCCCCTGTGGCAGGAGACCCGTATATCGTGGCCGCGTCACCCACGGGCGCGTGGGCCGGTCAGGCGACCAAGATCGCGCGCTGGTCCGGCACTGTTTGGGAGTTTCAAACGCCGGGGCTAGGGCGCACCGTTTACAATGAAGCCACGTCTGGCGTTCTGCGCTGGACAGGCGCCGCATGGGTTGACCCAAGTCCAGCCTCCCTGACGGCGTCCATTTACGACGCTAACACGGTGCTTGCGGCGGACGTTGACGACACGCCGCACACGGTTACGATGGCGGCGTCTACCACGCTGGCGCGCCTCGCAAGCGGAAACATCAAAGCGGCGAGCGTCGCAGAAATGCAGGCGCTGCTAAGCATCAGTGTTAGCGGCGGCGGCGCGATCACGGCGTTCGCATGGGCCTCGAACGCTGCGACACTCTCTCTGCTCACCTCTAAGAACTGGGCGGCGTCTAACACGCTAACTGGTAACAGCACGATTACGATTACAAACGGCGTTGAGGGCGACTACGGAACTATCTATGTTCGGCAGGATGGCACGGGTACCCGCACGCTGACATTTACCGTTGCGGGACGGACGATCTTGCGCGACGCCAACGCTATCGACGATAACCCGCAGAGCTTCAATAGCACTATCACAGCATATAACTATCAGTTTGTGACGATGACGGGGGGCGTGTACATACGCATTACGAAAGTGTTTCTCGCATGATGGGGGCACAGTCAGAGCGCATGTTGCTGCAAGCGATCAGCGCTCGCCCGAACTTCATCGGCGGAACTATGCGTTTCAACGCCGGTTACGGCGGGCCGATCTTGCAGATATACAACGGGACAACGGTGCAAGATGTCTCATCGGTCAACGCGATCGGGGCGTTCTGCGGCGCGAGCAATGGATTCGTTGCGAAGATCTATGATCAGTCAGGCAACGGCCGCGACTTCACGCAAGCGACCACCACTGCGCGCCCGAAGATATATGATGGCGCGACCACTGCCCTGCTTCGCGCAACTCCACACGGTCCAGCTGTAATGTCGTTCGATGGCGTGGACGATTACCTGCCGCGTGCAGCGGATGGCTGCGGGCTTGTTGGCGCGCCGTCATTCACCTATTGGCAGATGAACAAGGTAACGTTCAACGCTAGCAGCGGGTATGCACACTTTGGAACCACGGGGACCACTGGCGGCGACTTCACGCCGCAGATTATCTACAACTACAACGGGCTCGGCATAGACGCTCCGCGCATCACCAGCACGAGCGCGATGGAAGTCTACTATCAAGACACTCTGCCAGGCGGGGAAACGTCCACCGCGTTCCACGAAGACGTTATAAATCATGTCGGCGGGACCAGCGGCAGCGGGCGCATTACATGGAACCTAAACGGCACATCGTTGCCGCCTACCGATCAAACGGTTGGCACGCAAAACCTCAATAACACGGCATCGGGGATCGGCGCGCGCACCGCAGGCAATCTTCCTTTCAAGGGAAGCTTTGCATGCCTCGCGATATGGAGCCCGCAGCTGTCAGCGGCAGACTTCGCTGTGTTGAAACGGTTTAGTCAAACGTGGCGCTCGCAAGCGTGACGGGAGACCTATACAACGCTGCTGGACCTATGCTGAAAGGGCACTTTATATGTCTGCCACTATCGTAAGCGGCTACTTTCCGGGGCAGTCTCAAGCGGCAAGCGAAGGCGCCTTGATCGCGGCCGATCTTGTATGTCCGAATGTCTGCATGCTGCAATGCGTTGTCGGCTACAACGCAGGCGCAGGCCTGCTCTATGTCCAGCTATTCGACAAGACCACCGCGCCCATCGCTGGTGACGTGCCAGAGATATCCATACCGGTGCCAGGCGGCCGTACGCCGTTCTCCCTGTCTATGCCATATGCGTTCACGTTAGGATGCGCGATCGGCATTAGCAGCACTGAGTTTACATACACATCGGGCGGCAACTCGCTCGCCTACGCGGCGACGGTTCACCTGTGAGCGGCGAACAGTTTTACGGTGGGCTACGCGTAGGCGCGGCGGGTGCGAGCGCTCCCACGGGCGCGGGCGCAGCCACGCCGCCGCTCACGAGCGCGCGGACGATTCATGTGGATAGCGCGACGGGCAGTGACAACACCGGCGACGGCTCAAGCGCTAGACCTTGGCAGACCTTGGCCAAAGCGTGGGCCGACCGAAAGGTATACGACGAGTTGCGTGCTATCTACACGATCCAGCTGCATGGCGTCGGGCCGTACACGATGCCTATCATGATGGGAAGCTATGCCGGTGACGGGGGTTTTTTTGTGTTGCTGGGTGATCCCAGTGTTGACGTCACTGCTATCAGTGGAACGTTTACGGGCGACGTCAACACGACGACTTTCATAGTGCCTACGTCTGCAGGGCTTGGCGTGGATACGCACAAGGGAAAGTTTCTCTACATCACTAGCGGCGCATGCGCTGGCGTGCGGAGCACTGTCCTAGCCACGACCGATACATCGATCACGGTGCCTCTGACTGACTGGCGAACGACGCTCGGAGCCATAGTCGCAGGCGACACATTTAGCATCAAGACTCCGGGAACTGTCATCAACGTTCCCACTATTTCGACAGCATCGGGCCAGCCAAACTCAACCTTCATAAACTGCACTGGCGGCGGCGCATATCCTAACGGCCCAAGCGTTGGAGACTCCCCGACAAAGCACTGGGTTGTCGGATGTTCCTTCACGGGCGCGGCCCTACGGATGAAGCGCAGCTCCATGATCTTCGCCGGATGCGTGTTCACGCAGCCGTTCCAAAACTACGGCAGCGAACTACAGATAGGAGGTATTTCAAATGGGTTTGCGGCTGGCGTCGGTGCGGACACTAAGACTGACAAACTTACCGGATATGGCTGCGCGACCAACTCACAGGTTATAAACGGGATGAATGCTACTGCCGGCATATTTGGACTATACACTTCATCAACAGGCACGTTGTCATGCGGCACCGTAAGCCAAGCTGACTACATGTTCCTAAATGGCTGTCGGCTGGAAGGCTCTCTGTTCATGAACACTGGGCGCGTAGAAGGCAACGGCGCCTGCCTAAACATATTCAATAAGACGATAACACTCCAATCGTTTGCTACGCTGGTCATCAATGGCGGCACGTGGAACTTTGCTGTCACAAGTGGTGAGTGCATCTTAGTCAAGCAAGGTTCCACGGCAGTTATATCGTTCGGCACCGCGACGGGTGGAACTACTGACGCCGCTAGCGTAGCCATGCGTGCTCTCAGTGGTTCTAAAATCATCATGGTCAACAAAGCTCCTACGCTCACTGGCGTAGCAGGCGCAGACATGAAGGCCGACAGCACGGCGGCGATCGCGAACGCGACGCTATCCGCAAACGGTCAAAGCACGCTCGATGCCGCCACGCAGGCGATCATTATGCGCGTTGCGGCATGACGCGCTTGGTGGAGGGAACACAGCTATGAGCGGCGAACAGTTTTACGGCGGGCTGCGCGTAGGCGCAGCGGGCGCGAGCGCTCCTACGGGATCGGGCGCAGCCACGCCGCCACTCACAGCGGCGCGCACGGTCCACGTTGATAGCGCGGCGGGCAATGACGCGACGGGCGATGGGTCCGCGGCGCTACCGTTTGCGACGCTTGCGCGTGCGTGGACGGAGCGGCTTACGTATGGCGAGCTACGCGCGAGGCTGATTATACAGCTGCATGGCGTGGGTCCATACACTATGCCGGTTATGGGCGCTAGCGTCTGTGGTGACGGCGGTTACCTTCAGGTGTTTGGCGATCCCGCTGTAGATATCGCGGTGGCCGCTGGAACCTTTACGGGCGACCTAAACACGACCACGTACACACTGCCGACGTCGGCGGGCTTGGGCGTCAACACGCTCAAGAATGCGTTTCTTGAGATCACGAGTGGCGCGTGCGTGGGCGTACGCTCGAACATCGTACTCAACACAGACGCAAGTATCACGATTCCGTTTCGTGCGTGGCGTGCGTCGCTAGCTGTAGCTGTTGCGAGCGGCGACACATTCAGAGTATTTCAGCCGGGTACTGTGATCAACTTTGCGGCGGCCGCCACGGGCACGATCGCGCCCGGCTGCTATGACTGGATCGGCAGCGCTGAATACCCACTGTCGTATGCAAGCGGCGGCGTAGCGCGGCACGGGTTTTACAATCTACAGTTCAGCGGAACACAGCTAAGCACGCGAAACGCGGCAGTGCAGTTGATCGGCGTGCGGGCCACTCTAAGCATTGTGTGGTTTGACCGCAGCACAATCAGCGCGGGCGGGCCGAGCAACGGTGCAACGTGGGGCGTGGGCGCTTCCGCGATTACAAACCTGATATCCTCTTACGGTCTTGTCGATACAGCCTCGACATTCCTGATCGGCAATCGATCGATCTTGGCCGGTGTGCTTTGCGTAAAAACTTCACTGAATATCGGCACCGAGATTGCTGGCGAGGGGGACATTGTGTTGCAAAAGGGCGGCCGATATGAGGGCGGGATCACTCTGACGGGCGGAACCTTCGAAAGCAACGGCGGCGGCAACACGTACACTTATATCCAAGGAACACTAACGATCAACAAAGGCGGCAAGCTGTATCTGTTTACGGGTACCACCACGACGTCTAAGGCCGTGTTCGCGGTCACGGTCGGAAGCTGCATCGACGTGGCCGACAGCTCGCTGGTAGAGATCGTCACCACGGGCGGACTGTCAGGCGGCACTACCGATGCTGCCGGTTATGGCATCCGGCTGCGGGCAGGCGGCGGCAGCGTGTTGCTAAACGGCGCGTTTACGCTCACAGGCGGCACGCTGAACGCTGACGTAAAGACGGCTGTGGCGGCGGCCACTGCCAACTCGTTCTTTACGGCGGCCAACATCTTCATCAACGACATGGGCGGCGCGGGTTTGGTGGCGCGGATATGACCCCTTGACAGCCACATAAGCCAGCGCCACAGTGCGCTTGCGCTTTGCGGGCTCTGCGTGCCTCCTCTGAACGTTGCCAAGCAAAACCGCCTACCCCTTGCAGTGGGGTAGGCGGTTTTTGCAATTCTAAGCGTGCCGATCTTGGGGAGAGTCAGGGGAGCGGTTCGCCGCGGCGCATGCGATCGATGAAGTCCCGCAAGTCGGGGTCATGCATCATGCGGCTGATGGTGCGGCACAGCTGTTGGGTGGTCTGGCCGCAGCTGGCGGCATGCAGTGCCGTGGCGGCGGTCAGCGCGATGCCTACGACGGTCGGGGGCTCGCCTCGCTCTGTGAGGCGGTCAACGGCGTCAGCGATGGCGCATGTGCAGCGCATTACGGCGGCGTCTTGTGCGGCGTTAGCCATGGCATAGCCCAATCAGCGTACCAGTGTGTGATTTGCCACACGTAAAAATGTGGCTTCATCGGTTTCAAGCAACAGCTTTTGCGCCAACATCGTGTCGGCGTCAGGCACGGCCAGCGTGGGGTGAATGCACAGGCGTTTGAGCACGCGCCCCGCATCGTCGAGCTGATCCACATTGCCAGCGCGACCGCGCCGAATCCGGTAGCGGCGGCGCGTGCCATCGGCTGCGATCGTCGTGAGGTGAAACGCGTTGGTTTGCTGCAGCTCCGCAGCCTGGGCGGCTGTTAGCGATTCGGTCAGCAAGATTTCGGCGCGGGCCGCGGCTGCGGCGCGTTCGATGGCCAGCGCACGCTGATGCTGTTCTGTCGCCGCCAGCCGCTCTAGGCGGGCTGCGCGCTGGGCCTGAGTCAGCTCTAGCGTGCCGCCCCACGCTTGCCACGTGGCAAGCGGCAGGGCTGCAGCGCGGCGCAATTCCGCTTGGGTCCACGCGGGCCAGACCAGCACGTTAGAGCCGGTGATCATGGCTGTCGGTGTTATGTAAGCGGTAGACGTGACGCTAGATGCGCTCCATGCGAGCACGGGCGTATTCCACGGCCTGGCGCTCCACGTTGTCGGCGTGGTGGCTGACGTCGTGGGCGTGGACGTGACAATCACAGGGAACGGCACGGTCAGCCGCCCTGCATGGGTGGCGCAAATATGATCCGTTCCGCGTCGGGATCAAACTCCCGCATTTGCTCTCCTTTCGTTCCGTCTTTCCCTGTGACGCGGAACGCCAGATAGCCCTGACGGCGGAGCCCATCAAACTGGGCGCGTGCGGCTTCCACTTCGGTAGAAACATCTGCGTTCCACATCGTCTTGACGTCGCCCTCTATCCCTAATGTCTGCGCCTCTAAGAACGGCTTCAATCGCAGCACGATCGGCCCACTCACGCGAGCCTGTAATCACCACGCATTTCATACGCACCTAGTTAGTATCTGAGCTTACGTTCTCGCTGGTTTCTTGCTCATTCTTGCGCAGCCATTCCACGTAATCGGCTGCGCGGGGCAACGCCTTGTTGACCGCGGTGTGCACGTCTAGTGGTGTTAGTTCTGAGTAAAGGCCTACGGTCACGAGCGCCAGCGCCAGCGCTGGGCCAATGGCGCCAGCGGGGCAACCGGCTTCTTCCAGGTGGCTTATCGTTGAGAGAATCACTGCGGCAGCGCGATCAATGGTGCTACCGCATCCCAGGCAGCCGCAGCCTGCTACAGGTATTTTGTGGCCCATGCCAATCCCCTCCTTGCGATCATGGTCGCGAGTACGCGCGTGGTATCAGCACTTTCGGCGGCCACGCAACCCGGCTACAGGTCACCGTGTGCTGACGGCGGCAAGCTAGCGCAGCGCTAGCGCTACGGTTGCCGCGAAAAAGTGCAACAAAAAAGTTGAATACCGATCGCTCCTGGCGTCCTATGCGCAGAGGAGCAGCAAAAACAACCCTCAAACGTCAGGAACGCTATGGCCAAGCCAGCCCGAGTTTTGCAGCGCAGTGAAAAAGCTCACCCCTACGTTGTGCGCGCAACAGACGTCCAGCGCGCCCAGCGGCAGATGAACGCCGCATCTAAGCAGAGTCTGGTCACGCTGTTTTCGCTGGGCTCATACGATCGTAATCAGTTGTCGATTCGCCAGCTCGACAAGTTACGAGACTGGATCGATTCAAGCGGCGCGGCGGAAGTTGCGAAGGCTCTAGCCGTAAGTGAGATCACGCTTTTTCGTGTGTGCGCGGGGTTTGGGCATCGTCTGCGCCCAGGTACCGCCATGAAGTTTCGAAAGTATTTCAACGTCAACGTGAACGATTGAGGCATCCAGTCTATGGGCTCAGCCTCGCGTAACAAGCCTTCGCAATCGCCTGCCGCACGTCGGGAGGCTTTCGTTAGGAGGCTTCCGCGCGGGCTAGACACGGATGAAGTAATGCGCCGCTGCAAGGCGGCAGGCGTCTCTTGCACACGATTGCAAGTCAATAAGATTCTGTACGACAAAGATTTGGCGCACGCGGTGGAAGCCGTCTCAGCGGTCCCCGCGGCGGCGCCGAAAAAGCCAGCGGAGCGCAAGGAGCTGTTGGCCTTTGCGCGCACGCTGTTGCCGCGGTTCCTTGAGATGTCAGCGTTGGATGCAATCAAGCGCGCGGAAGCCGCGGGCCTGTACGGCTGGACAAAGCGCGACGTGCACAGGTTTCGTTACATCCTGAAACAAGAAGCGGCGAACGCTGGTCAGCCGGTCGCCGAAAACGCGGAGCCCACAACCATAACCATAACCACAGACGCGAGGGGACAAGACATGCCAGACGGATCCGAGTCACAGAGCGCCAGCGCGGCGCCAGGCGATAGGAACGAGGAGGAGGATAGGCGGTCAGGGCCGGGCAAGCCAGTGAGCGGCAAGCGCCTCTACATCGAAGCAATCCCCCTGTCAGTCAACGCGAAAGACGCGGTCAAAATGGTAGAGGCGGCGGGTTTTGGCGAAACGACGCTCAGCACGATTTACACAACTCGCAGCAACAAGCGGCTCAGGGAGGAGCGCGGTCAGGTCAAGCGCAAGCCCGCGCCTGTGCCCACGTCCAAGGCCAGTCAGGACAAGCTGGGCCACGGCGCGAAACGCGCATTCGTTGAAACGCTGCCAGACACAACGCCAGTTCAAGAGGTTATCCAGGCGGCGGCCGCGGCGGGGATTGAGGTATCAGAGGCGTACATAAAACAGATGAGGCGCAACGCTCGCAGACTCGCAGAGCTAGGCGCTGTTTCTGTGGTGCCCAGCCCGTCAGCGTCCAAGGCGCTGGCTCGCAGGCCGCAGCCATTGGCGGCGCAAACCAACGGCGCCTCGGACAAGCTTGCGCTTCTCAAGTCGCTTATTCTGGACGTCGGACTTGATCAAGCGCGTCATGCGTTCGATGAGTTTGAAGCATTGTCCGGCCACATACGGCCACCGCAGGAGCGTAAGCCATGGTAGCGGGCCAAGCACAAAACGCAGACACAGAGACTGCGTCTGTAGGCGACGTGATCCAGCTCGATCCGGTGCACTCGTGCTGGGGGCCACAGCTGTGCATCGTGGACAACGTCAATCCCAAAAGCGTGCGCTGCATTTTTTTCACAGACCACGTCAAAGACGAACCGCCAGGGGAAGCCTACTTGCGCGTGCCGCACGGTCAGTACGTTCGGATCGGTCGCGCGGCATGGTTGCCCGGACACCTCGCAGAGGAAATGCAGGAGCAATCCGGTAGACGCTGAGCCTGTGCGCCGGTAGAGTTTCCGCTTGCCCCCTGGTCGCGCTTCACGGCGCGGTCAGGGGGCTTTCAGTTTGTAACGCGTCGGGGTCTGTTGTGAGCCATGCGGCGGCGAACATCAGAACGAGCCACAGCGCCGCCAGCAGCCACGCTTTGCCCTGGTCACCCATGGGAGCGTACTGGCGCAGGGGCAAGCTCTCTGCGGCGCCTGGGTGGCGGCTGGCGCGGCACGCGTCGCAAGTATTGGGTCAGGAGGAGCAGCGCGAAAAAATACATGCGCAGCGACTCTATGCGCGTCCAGCGCTCCCCAGTTTCGTAGACGACGATCGCGGACGTCAGCGCTCCCCAAACGATGAAGGCCTTGAGCATGGCGGCAGCTTCTCCCGCTGGACCCCAATCACGTCGGGCGGTGGGCACGTGCATGGCGGCCACCAGAAACGCAGTGAGGCCGATGCCCATCAGCCAATGGCCTTGCGCGGCGTTGAGGGCCAGGCCTGTGGACGCGACCGCGGCATCGTGGGCATAGTAGATGGCAATGCGCCGCACGCCTTGCGCTTCCATCCACCACACCGCGGCGTTTACGGCGTTTTGGATCGCGGTGTCGAGCGGGCCGAACGCGGTGCGCAGCGCCCAGCCAACCAGGCGGGGGATCAGCGTGAAGCCAGCCCAAAACATTTTCACGAGGGCTTGTCTCCCGAGCGCAGCAAGATCTGAAAGAACACCCCCAGCACGCGCTGGCGCAACGCTTCCGGCGCTTGCTCGCATTCCAGCGCGGTGGCCTTGCGCAGCGTGACCCGCGCGCCATCCGCGGACACGCGATCGAAGATCAGCACCTCTGCGCAGAACACGCAAACGGCCCAGTCTCCCGCGATAGGGAGCCGCGTGCCTCCCGATAGCGCGCTGGGAAGGGGTGTGTTGCACTCGGGGCACTGCGCGTCTTTCAGGGGCACGTGACTCACGGGCTAGCCCCACACTTCCCAGACGTGCGGATCGGGGTCGACTCCGCGCGGCTGCATCAGCACAAGCTGCCGGAACGTGCGCTGGACCCATGCGCGTGCCGCCTCGCAGCTGGCGAAAGTCGCGTAGCGCGGATCGTTCGTGATGCTGCCATCGCTCCACACGTAGCCGCATCGCACCACAGCGCAGTCGGGGTGGTCGGTCGGGCGATCGTAGATCGTCACCAGCATCAGCGGCGGGTCAGCGTTCATGTCAAAAGCCCCTCCCGCTAGCATCGCGCTAGCCGGGCTTTGTCTCGCGTGTTTTCGGCGCGCGGACAAGCGGCCGCGATAGGCTAGGGGGCCCCGCCCCCAAGGGGGTATTTACTGCACAGACGGACGCAGTGAAAACGAGGTGAAACAAAAATGGCTTGTTTTATAGCTAAAAACGAACGACTCCGCATGCTTTGGGAGCATGAGGTCGCAGGTTCGAATCCTGTCGCCCCGACCCGCTGAAACCCCGCAAAACGCTCTGTTTTGCGGGGTTTTTTGCGTCTGGGCCCCGCTGGCCGTTCCGCCGATGGGGGTCAACTGGCACCCTTTGAGCCCTTTTTGCCCATCGCATTTACTGCACTGACGTACGCAGTTTGGGCCGGACGGGCTTCTGCTGTCTGTGCTGCAGTTGAAATGGCCCCCGTTCGAGCCTGCAAACGCTGCTTTTGCAGCTGTCTGCGGGATGGTTTGCGCGCGCGCGGCAGGGCCACGGGGGGCAGGGCCATGGGGGGCAACTTGGCGACCGCGGCGTGTAGCCTGGCCATGTCCGTGTGGCCATAGACCAAGCGGACCATGGCAATGTCTTGGTGGCCCAAAAGCTCCGCGCAATCTTCGAAGCTGACCCCGGCATTTTTCATCAAACTGCAAAACGTCCGGCGCAGGTCATTGAACGTCAGCGACTTCGGCAGCTCCACGTCCAGATCCTGGCGTGCGTCGCCTTTCTTGGCGCGCGCCAAGAGACTCGCGCGGGCCCGTTTCCAGTTTGCGCGCAGGTCACGGTTACCCGATCCCCATTCGGTGAACAGCGGCGTTCCCACGCGCGCATTGCGCATGCGGCGCGTGAACAGCGCTAGCATGACGTCATTGAGCGGCAGTGGCCGCGCGGAGCCATCGGTTTTCAGCTCACGCACGACAACGCCACCGCGGACAAGCTCCTCTAACTTCAGCACGCGCTTAACTAGGTCGACATGTTCCCGACAGATGACCAGCAGCTCACGGCGGCGCAGCCCTAGGTTGACGAGTGTCAAAATATCGTCGCGCCGATCGATCCGATGGCGATCGGGGTTCGAGCTGGTCTCTGCGATCAGCGCTCCGATCCACTCGGGCTTACGCAACCATCTGGCCCCGGGCTTGTAGTAACCGCGCTTGCCCTTGGCTCGTTTGAAGCCCTCCACCGTCAACGATTTGGGGTCGCCAGAATAGCCGCCTACGGCCTTGGCCAGCTTTGCCGCCTGCCGCAGCACGCGAAGTTCTTTCTGGATCGTGTGGCGTGACGCGTTTTCGGCCAGGCGCGTGTCTGTGTACGCCACCAGCGTGGGAGCGGGCGGCGTGACATCGATCAGCCGCGTGTCAGGGAGCAACAAGCGCACGAGATGGCGCCCGCGATCCACGTGAAACTGGACGGTTTTGGGCGCGGCGTTGACGCGTGCGTCATGTTGACCGAGTAGGCCTAGCGCCTCCGCTAGCGTAAGTTCCTGGGCGGTTTGGGTTTGATCGGGCGCAGGTACGGACTTGTCGCGTTCGATTTCTCTGGCGGCGTCAAGCGCGGCTTTTCGGTCGGTTTGGTGGGTAGAGGCGGTGTACTTCTTTCCGGCGTAGTCGTAGCCCCAGAAGTGCCAGACGGCTCCGCGTTGCATGAGTCGCTTTTCGATGGGCGTGCGTTTGAACAAATGCAGTCTCCTGAGCGCAGGTGTTGCTCAAGCTTGACATTTGTCAATCGTAGCTGCGAGCTGAGCCGTCTTACGGCTTGCGCGAGCGCGAACGTTTCTGCGTGGCCGGCGTGATTGGACGCAGAAACGGACTTATCGCG